TTATCAATTCTCCTTGTAGATCCAAATGTCTTTCTGTTATATAGTCAAGTCTATCCCTTTCTTTTTTAGTTAAGGACATATAACCACTTCCCCCGCGATCAAATCCTTCCACACCTTGTATGGCATGTTGAATTTCATGCAACAGGGTTGATAGTGCTTTTTTAGGAACATTGGATCTTATTTTTATAGATTTGTTACGAGTATCATATCCAGCTTTTATTTCTTGAGGTATAAAATCTTCATTGATAACCATATCTACAGCAATATCTTTCAATTGTGGATACGCTTCAAAAAGTTTAGGGTGTTGTAAAACATCTTTAAGAGGTTTTATCTTTTCTTTTCCAAACAACGATTTTTTAAATGCATTTTTTGTAAATGAAGCTTCTTTATCACTAACTTCAAAACGCCATTTACCATCATGCCCTTTATGCCAACCCGTATCTTGCCTAACAGTCTCAGGGTTTTGACCAAATAATACTCTTTGAAAAGCTTCTTCTTGACTTGTTTTGTTTGCAGTCACTGCTTTCTTACCAGCAAAAGAGTACGCAGTGCCTTCTTTACGAGTCGTTGTTTTTCCAGATCGTGACTCTTTACGCAACGCTTGCGTGGCTAAGTGTCTTGCATCATCTTGAGATAGTCTAATGTTCGTACCAAACGTGGTACGCGCCCAGTTGCGAACCGATGCAATCAGTCTGCGTATGAAAGGCAAGTGCGGGCTGTTTTCAACTAGATACGCTAACGCTTCTTCAGCGCGTAAATGTGTAGGTGTGTCTTTTGGGATACTTGCTCTAGCGGCATCGAACTCAGGACCTTCGTTATTCATCGCTTGGTTCTTGACATCCTCCCAAACTTTAGCACCTACCATCTTTTCTAGACCGGTATGCACACCGACTTCGTGTAACGCTACGTTCTGAAGCGTGGTTGGGTTGAGCTTGTTAGCAACATAATGCGTAACACCATCAGCGGTGGTCATACCTTGTACATTAGCAGGGTGATCTGTACCAGGTAACGTGTCTTGCGTATCATGCAGAACGAACTTGCCGGTAGCCTCAAGTCGTTTCATTTCAGGCGTTAAGCTTTTTCGTAACGAGTCAGCCGTATGAACTGTGATATTTTCAGTAGGGGCTACGGAGAATGTTTGATTGGTTTCTACAGGTTTTTCTCCCCAATAACCAAACTCGTTTATAGAGTCGCCATTTGTAAACAGTTCATTTGCTTTTACTTTTTTAGATATTATTTTATAGTCATCATCAAGTGCTGATTCACCGTGTTCTTTAGCATAGGTTTTACTAAGGCTAACCCAATCACCACTGTTTATGGTAGTGATATCGCTGTCTTTAGGCACAGCCCTATACATTGTTACTAAAGCGTCAGGTTTGTTTTTTGTTGTATGTATGACACGCATACTTTCTTTATCTGCCTGATCCTGACCGGTACCATAATATTGCAAACCTTTGTTAGTATAAATATCGTCAGGATATATCTCTCCGTTTTTTGTAACATCATGCAAAGGAGCACCGTCTTCAAAACTTGGAGGACGGTGTTGAGACATATATTCTTCTTGAGCGATAGAATATTTAGGAGCTTCAGCAGTCTCAGCTTCGGGTGTAACGACTTCAGCTTCGGGTGTTGCCGCTTGTTCGGCTAGTTTGGCTTCGTGTTTGGCGATATGCTCATCGAAGTTCTCAAGGTCTAGATCCTCGTACTCATCAGTCTGCGCAGCTTCATCGACTAAGGTTTTAGCAGTGGCTAAATCTTCAGCTTTGTTATAATCCAAAGAGAGCAGATCATCGTGCAGTTTGCTTTCTGTAGGTATACCAGCCGCTTCGATCTCGCTTGATCGTCTTTTTAGTTCTCTTGATTTGCGATACTCTTCTTCTCGATCTGACAACTCAGGTGCTTGCACGACAGGTGAAGGGATACTTGGTGTAACAACACCTTCTTTACCAGCTGGTAACGCACCAACAGCTGCACCGGTAACAGAACCTAAGATCGCACCTTTAGTGGCAGCGTCTTCTACACCTTCCATTAAGGGTTTGTCAGTCGCGTAGTTTTGCCACATCTTTTCTTGAGCAGACTGAGTTGCTTCTTCCAATATGCCTTCACCAAACGCAGAGGTTAACACACGTCTAAACACACCTGGTGTTTTGGCAGCCTCTTCGCCCACTTTTTTACTGATCGCTCGTCTTGCTCCACCCACTAATAGCGTATCGACATCAATACCACCTAGCGCAGACGTTGCTTTACTACCGACAAAACCCAACACACCTGTCGCTGCACCAGCACCGAGTGCTGAGAGTGATCCTTTTGTTGAGAGTTCTCTATCTGGTGACTGTACACGTATGTCTTCCGCACTTTGCCCACCAGCAACCAGAGCTTCACCTAAACCTGCCGCACCTGCTGTAGACTTAACAAGTCCCGCAGCCTTAGCCGCTTTACCAAACATACCACCAGCAAAAATAGAAGGTATTGATTCACCTACCATAGAGGCAACCGCCTCAGGGTGCTCCCATGCGGCCTTAAGATTATCTGCTACACCACTCGCTTCTTGCAAAGCTTTGATATCTTCTTTTTGCTGAGGAGAGTATTGTTCGCTTAACTCCTTTTGCATCTTCTCGAAGTTGTACCCTTTCTCTTCAAGGTACTTACCAACTTTACCACCCGTAGGGATATCAGCTAAACCAACAAGTGATTGTGGAACACCGATAATACCTTTCCCAGCAGTGGTTAAAATATCAGAACCCACTTGCTTTGCTGTACGATCCTCTTGTACAGGTTCGCCTTGTTTTGCCAACCATTCGTTATAAGCATCTTCTTCACCTGGTAAGAGATAGCTTTCAGGTGTTTCTTCGGTAGCAGGTTGTTTTGCTAACCATTCGTTATAAGCATTCTCTTCGCCCGGTAATAAATAATTATCAGGTTCTACTTCAGGTGCGTTTCCTATTTTACTAAGAACGCTTTGCGCATATTCAGCATTCTTAGCAGGGTTTTTACTTCCATAATAATTTTCTAACGCCAATCCAAAACGATCATCGTAAGGTAGATCAGGATCAGTTTTTTCTATAAGATCTGCCAAATAGGCTGCGCCACCCCTGATATTATAGTCAGGGTCGTTAGCTAATCTTTCAGGATCTAAAGCAGGGTGCCACTTAGGGATTATTTGCATAACCCCTAATGCATTGCTCTGTTTACTATTAATCTGATTAATATTCGTTTCTTGTGTGGCTAAGGCTTTTAAATGGCTAGAAGGAATACCTGTTTCTTGAGACGCTGTTTGAAAACTTTCTTCATATCTAGTAGCCATATTTATTTACCTAATTTAGATTGCTGTGCAAACCTTTCTTCTTGACTCATAGTCGATAAGTTTTTATTGACTCTTGGTGAAGGGTTTTTGGTAGAAGCATACTCACTCATGCCCCTGCTATCCATTCTGTTTTTCACTATCACCTTTTCATCCAACAATTCTTTTTTCGTAGCTTGTAATTCTTTAAGCATAGCAACATCTTCAGGTGATTTAGATCCTGAAACATCTTCTATTTTTGCATCTATACCTTTTAATTCTTCACGAATATCTCGTAACGATGCTATGTCAGGAGAAGCGTTATATCTAGCTCCTACATCACCAGTAGCCGCTCTGCTTGCACGTTCATCTGCTCCATACATAGATGCGCCAGCAGCAATCTTAGCTGTCTTTTCATGCGATTCCAAAGTCTTATTCAACTCTTCACGTCTAGCACCTAGATCAGCAACATGCTCATCGTGTTTGCGAATACGTTCAGAGGCTTGTTCCTTGATTGCATACGCTTCGTTATACTTACCGGCTTTTTCAAGTTCGGTCGCATGTTCAAGATCACGTAAAGATTTGTTAATGCTACGCATCACAGCGTGGTCTTCTTTGCTGTCAGACATAACGCTAGGTAGTGTTTCTTTCATTGCTTTTAGACCAGCGACTAGCGGTAAGCCTGGTGTAGATCCCCAGTTAGAGAAGAACTCAGCCATACGTAAATACATTTGGCGTTTGCTCTCATCTTGCGCATTCGCTTTCTCAGCCATAATCTCTTTTCGTTGTTCAGCAGAGATCTGATCGGAGGATCGAATACCGGCTTTCTCCATCTCAGCTTGACGCTCTTGCAGGATTTGCAAAGGTGTTTTAGCAGCAGTTGCTCGATCTTCGCTAAGACCGTCATCGACAGGCGCTTGTTGTGCCACAGGTTGAGCAGCCTCTTCAGCAGGTTGATACGCTGTAGATTGTACAGGTAAGTCAAGACCCTTTTCTCTGTAGACCTTGCTTATCTCTTGTGGGTAAACTTTTCCTTCTTGTGCTTGTGCAGTTTGCCCTAAACCAACTCTAGGTCCAGCAGATGGTGTAGGTGCACCCATATCAGATATTGTTTCTAAACCTTTCTTTTCAGGTGCTACAAATTGATCAGCAGTAGTTTGTGCTAAACCAGTTGCTTCAGGTTTTTCCTCACGGCCTACAATAGGTGTGGTCATCCATTGTTTTAGAACTTGATATCTTTCAGCAACACTATCACCAGCTTCATCAATTGCGGATGCTAATGCTGGGTTTTGTTTTCTAAACTGTTCACCTAGATCACCACCAGTACCATGTTTTAAAAGATTTTGCACAACTTGTGGTGAACCAAGAATTGCACTTAACGCTGTTGATGTTGCACCTTTATCCCCTTTAGCTAAAGACTCTTCAAATCTTTGAGCATTGATATCTGAACCCATCATCGCTATGTTTTCAGGAGCAAGTAAAACTTTTCCTGCTCCTTTAGCTAGATCTTTCATTGCTCCTTTTACAGAAGTAATCCCTTTGGCGATGTTCTTTCCAACAGGACTTTCTCCGGCAGGCGCTTTCCAAGAGTCTTTTCCGACAGGTGCTTCAGGAGACGGTCCTGCAACACCTTCTTTAGGTGAAAAACTTTCGCCAGCTTTTGCCTTGTTTAATATGTCTTCTCTGGCTTGTCCTGCGTTCATTGGGCGTTGTGTTCCACTCATCGCATCTGCGCGAGCTTTCATACGTTCAGCGTATTCTTTCTCTGTAAACTCACCGTATTTTAAATTTCCTTTCTCACCAGAAATAGGTTCTTGTTGTGCTGTGCTTGAAGGCGCACTCGAACTGGGTATTTCTTTACCTAAATACTCGCCTTCTACAGCAGGTGATTCTAAGTTTCCACCAAACTTAGGTGGCACATACTCTTCTGCTGGTGGACGGTAACCTGTGATACCTTTATCAGCACCTACGTTTTTAAAAGGCTCAGACTTAACCGCATTTTCATCAGGAAGACGAATAACCTTTTCTTCAGGAACTCTTCGACCTATTTCTTGAAGTCGCCTATAATAAGTATCTTTATCTAAAGGGATTCTCGGAGCAGGTTCAACATCTCTAAGCGCAAGTTGTTTTTTAGGGTCTAAAGGAACGCGACCGGAAGACTCATAATTTGCAATATCCTCATCTGTCCAGCCGTGTAATTTATAATCATTCGCTTTCATTTCTTGCTGAGTCGATTCGAGTTGTTCTCTCCAACCCAATTGCCCGCCTTCAGCATAACCAACAATACCGCCTCTTGCGTATTGTGACATCGTTTCTTCAGCGAGGATCTTTTTGGCGATGCTCAGTTCTTCTTGACTGGTAATCTCAGGAATGTGCGCTCGCAGTTGTTCAGGCGACATATCACGTAGTTTAGACTTAATACCTTGCTCAACAGATCCACCATCTGCATACGCTTGGACAATACCACCATTCGCTTTACCTTTATATGCACCGTACATGCTACCCAACGCACCGATAGTCGATCCGATCTGTTGACCGTAACTAGGGTTAGCCGCATAAGCAGTGCTTGAAGACTGGTTAATAGGTATACCACGTACCAAACCAGACATGACATCCATTGCACGGTAGGGTTGGTTTTGTTGGTTCTCAAAGTTCTTAATACGTTGATCGATCAACGCTTGGTTTCTTCCTTGTACTTCAGCACCATACTTACTCTTAGTGCCTAAGATGTCAGTCTGAGCAGCAAGTTGTTGCGTACCCAAATTACCTAACTGTTGTGATCCTTGTATGGCGGTTTGATAACCTTGCAGGCCTAAGTTGGCACCGAACTGTTGTGCTTGTCTGGCATCTTGCCATGCGGTTTGAGCACCGGTTGCTTGTATACCCGTGATCGCTTGGTTACGGTTCCGTGCATTTTCAGCAGCCATAATCGCATCACGACTACCCCCAAACGCACCAGAACGTGCAGCGTTACCCATTTGAGCAGCACCTGATATATCGTACTGCCGATTAGCTTGCTGTGTTTGATAGTCAACCACATTCTCCATGTAAGGACTCATCCATTGAGACATAGATCCTGGGTCTGTCGCCATCTGATTGTACTGATCGCCAGCACCTAACGCACCTTGACCAGCAGAGGTAGCCATACCGGTAGCAGTGGCGAACTGACCGGGCATTTTTAATGCGCCAGCACCTTGTTGCGCTTGCTTTTGCAGTGCGCTGAAACCCGCTACGTATTTGTTAGGATCAGTGCTATAAGGTTTGTAATCTTGATAACCTGTGATCTGTCCACTTGCATCAGTCTTAAAGAGTTGTCCTTTAGCCGCTTGCAGATTGCCCAACACATAAGGCATCAACTCTGGAGGGATGCTGTTTATGTTTTGAGTAGTGGTCGAAGGCGTAGCAGGTGCGCTACCACCATAGAAAGTGGGGCAAATGTAAGTGAAAAAGAATTTAGGAAGATTGCTTAGTTTGAATATCATAATTGAAACTCCATCGTGATTTGTCTTGGGGTGTACCCTAATTTGTTTTTACAAAGTCTAACTATAGATTCTCTAGCAGACCATTCAATACGTGTACCACCACAAGCACGAACCCAATCGATAAGGATATTATGGTTCTCTTTAGAGGTTATTAATCTTCCACCTATTGCTGTTATATAAGCAATTCTAGCACTAGGCATATTCAACCATTGTATCGCACAAACACCTTGTATAACAGCGTCTTCATCAACTGCTACAAGTAGGGTTTGCTCACCGCGCAACAGATACTCTTTTAAGTTATCTATTGTATAATACTTGTTCAAATCACTCTTATCAAAGACAGGTATTAACCAAGGTTCGACCATAGGCCAAACCTGTTGTACGTACATCGGTTCTACATGCTGTATTGTTATCATGCACTAACCTCAAACTTATTATTTTTTTTCAAATTATCCGTTGCGGGTATTATTTGCAAATTGCCCGGAACATGTAGACCAGATACTAATTTTCCTTGTAGTGGTATAATATGGTCAACGTGATATTTAACATTAAAAGCTTTTGAAAAATCATTAGCTAAAATATAGATATGTTGAATCGCTTTCAAATCTTTTTCAGTAGTCCATTTTGGAGTTCGATGTAGTTTTGCAACCCTTCCTTTTGTGCGATGAGCGTTTAAAACGCCTATATTTGCCAACCTCCATTTTTGTTCAGACACCGGATATTTTTTTCTATCATGATTAGCTCTGTATAATTTTGTTTTTTCGTTTTTATTTGTAACCCATATAGGGTTTAACTTTAATTTTTCATACGCCTTTTTCTTTTCAGCCAATCTTACATTTTTTGTTTCAACATAATACTGCCTTCTGTATTTGTTAATTTTTAATTTTTCTGTTTCTGTTCTATTTGCCCAATTAGTAGAATTTCTAATTGTAATCTTATCCCTATTATTAGCAACATAGTTTTGTTGCTTTATTTTTGCACAATCAGAACACCTTCTATCTTTTACATATCTATATGTTATGTGTCCATGTACGCATATTTTTCCAGTGTAATAAACATGTAAACCTTGTTCTTTTGCTTCTTTCAAAGATATCATTTTCATGCTGGTAGATCTTTAACAGCTTTACTGTTTACAGCAATCTTACCTTTACCTATAGTCTTTGCTCTTCGAGCTTGAACTCTATCAACCATTTGTTGTAATATTTTTCCACCAGCTTCTGAAGATCCATTACCTAACTCAGACACTGCCCTCGCAGGAATGACGAACTCGTTGTTAGCGAGTCTTGCGGGTTGTTTTCCATCTTCACCTATAGTCGCTGGTATTTGGTCATCAACACCATCGCCTTCACCGCTCAACAACCGAGGAATCCCACCATGTGCGTAACCACCTAAATTATAACCATCTGTGATACCGCCACTTGCCATCCCTACAGGTTGGATTTGTGGTTGTGCTATACCCATGGATGGAGTAATGGGTTGCGCTTGTGGTTGTGCTTGCACGGGTTGAATTTGTTGCGCTTGTTGCGCTTGTTCGGCTTGTTGTACTTGTTGTGTTGCAGCCATGGCTTTAGCAACAATAGGGTTCATCGGACCTTGTGGCGCTTGTTGAGGCGCTTGTTGAGGTTGCGCTTGTTGCATTTGAGTATCGGTCTCATCTTTACCGAATAATGTGTTTTTTAAACCAGGTGCAACAGATCCACCAATACCCGCATTGTATATACCTTTAACCATACCAGCGCCAGGCATTCCTCCTAACATACCGCCATCCGCATAACCATCCGCTGCACCGCCATACATAGTAACAGAAGGCTCATAACCAACAGAACCACCATCAGCGTATGTAGGTGTAGCCTCATAGCGTTGAAAGTTAGGTGACAGGTAGTTAGTCGTATTAATAGGTTGCCCTTGTGGAAACTGCTGATTTTGTGGTGTACTGAGCATATTAATACCTGCACCACCGATCTGCATGGCTTCAGCAGGGTGTTCTTTGATTAGATCGATACCTTTTTGTAAATATCCAGAACTTGTTGATGCCAAGGATGGTGTTGCTGAAGCGACAGGTGTAGGAGTATATGCCGCAGGGAGTCCTGACATATTTGGGTTAACATTTGCTAAATTAGATTGAGGTAAAGAACCATAAACCGGAGCTTCACCAACAGAAGACATCATGCTCGCAGGTGGAGCATTTGTGATTGCAGGTGAGTTTGGCAAACTACCATATCCCATAGATGGGTTTTTTACACCGATGACCGTTTGATTAGCCATCTTGGAAACACCTGTATCTGCTGCCGGAGTAGCAACACTATCTATTCCTTTAGCATAACCACCAATACCACCAGCAACCCCACCCATCAGCGCACCTTTTAAAGGATCTTCACCCCCAGCGGCAGCAGCAGCAGCTCCTCCAGCAGCCCCAGAACCAGCACCGATAGCAGTAGAAGCACCAGTACCAGCGGCAGCAGCACCTCCAGCAGCGCCAATACCACTAGCAAGCCCTCCAGTAAGAGCTCCACCAACACCGCCCATCAGCGCACCCTTGCCAACATCACCTCCAGTAAGAGCAGCTGTTCCTGCACCAAGCCCTGCTCCAATCGCGCCCGCTGCCAATCCCCCGCCAACAGCAGATCCAACAGCGCCAATAGCACCGGCTGTCAAACCTAAAGTTCCTGCACTTACAAGTGAGGCTGCTGCTGTTGCCCCTAACGCTGCTGCTGCTGTTACTAACATATTACTTATCTCCTAACAGCAGTTGCTGTTCGTGTTTTTCATAATCTTCAAAAGTATCACAGATCAATTTATCTCTGATATCCCCTTCGTCTCTTGTATTTGTTTTATGTATAGTAATAAACGTACAATCAGTTTCCGCATACCCAAGACGTTTTATGCCGGGTTTGTCCGTCATAACATGCGGGGCAGATATGATGTGTGATGTATTACCATTGGTAATTCGTAATGTCCCTTGGGCAAGAATGGAGATGCTTTCAAATTTATGTATCGCGCCTGTTAACACAGTGCCTGCCGGTATGAACCCTCTACGTGCGTATACACCATCGATATGATAATGTATTAACGGACACTCAACTTGAGGTTGTTTTAAAATCTCTTGTTCGATTTGTAGTATCTCAGGCATTGTGCCCAGTAGGGATAAGTTGCTCATAATTTATGTAGGAAGCGCGGATACAAAACATACGCTTAGTATAACAGAAGGAACTGCTGGACGTACATAAGGTGTTGTGATAGCAAGTTGTGAATTAAGATGTATAGTGGTGTCATTGGCAACCCAAACTATTTCAAAATAATCGTCAGCTTCCATCTCCACCACCCAGTTCCAAGAGGGGATAGCTTCTGCCGCACTACCTTGGATAGCTACTCGACTTGCAGAGTCAGGGATAGCAACACCATTTATCCGAGGCCAGATATAGACATAACCGGCAGAGCCACTTGTTTTTTCTAATTGAACTGAAAATTGAAAATTGTAAACACCTGCGTTTGTACACGTTACACGAGAAGGGTTTGTAGAATCTATAGTAACCTCACTGGCAAACAATGTGGTGTTGTAAGTCATTGTATAGGGTGTGTTTATAGCAGCGGCTGATTGCGTGACAGTACTGATAAACGTACCGTATGGCGCACGTAATGTTTTAGTACCTGTTACACCAAACAAACTCTCAATGATCGTATCGACCTGATTAAAGTATAGACGCAACACGTTACTAAACTGCTCATGAAATCGCTTCTCATAAGTAACTGGTGCTAACGGTAAGTTAGGCGCTTTCGGTGTTTTGACACGTACTGTTTTAATAGTCATAATCTACCTTCTACCGCTAGGTTTAACGTCCAGTCGAACTGAACCTAATTGCCATGCCACACCGATATCCTTAGAGCTTACGTTAAAAATACACTGTCTTGCACGAATACGTGTGTACACTTGTCCGGTAAACTCTTGTACCGTAAACACAGGTGCGTGCGTATAGTCGTTACCACTAACAACCGCTGTTGGGTTTTGTGTTTCCACTGCGTTTTGTTCGGGGTTAACAGCACTAGGTACAGGTAGAGATGTTGTTGTTTTAACCGCTCCAGGTTTGTAACCTGAGTTACGTCTTGGTGTAAGCGTCATATACACTTTAGCACCGTTAACGGTAGAGGCATTAAAGTTAACGTCAGGAAGGACGCGCCAGATATATCCAAAACTCTGCCCATCTTCAATATCAAACTCAGAGGATCTTACATACGCATTAATTGCAACCGCACTGGTTCCTGACACGTCATCCACATGGTTCTCATGATAAAGGATACGATTGTTATAATCAGCCGCTATCGGAAAAGGTTTAAGACCTGAGTCAAGCCACGCAGTTCTTGCCATCGTACCAATATACCAAGTTCTATCCAAATAGTTATAGATAACATATTTATTAATTTGTGTATTTTTAATCGGGTTACCAGACAGATCAAGAAAAGTGTTACCGTCGCCATCTAACACGTATTGACCACAGTAAAACCACCACACCTCGTTATAACCTGAGTTACCACCCACAAAAGATTGCCAAGACTGTTCGATATTCATGTCTTCAAACACGTACTGTTTGACCGTACAAGGCAGTGTCTCTACCGTACCTGAGTACATATAGAACTTGTCAACACCCATCCAGTAAGTTACACCGTTGACCGTGTACGCAGAGTTGGGCGACATGATGGAGATGTTGTCCATCAACAAGTTAAAGCCCCACACATACGGAGGACCTTGATACTGCATAGAATACAGAGCAGTATCTGTAAAGATTAAAGTCTCTTGACGAGTTTGAACCGCTTGTATGATGGCTGACCCGTGAGATAACGTGTACTCACCGGTCTGATTCGTAACACTAGGGTACCACTCAAAAGGATTAGCTTGATCTGACCAACGCACTAGCAAGGGGTTTATATTACCGCCAGGTGCCGCTTCATCGCCTAACTGCTGCGTACCCATCAGGATAATGAACTGCTCGTTAGAGGACATAACAATGTTGGCAGCCGTTGGCACATTGATGTAAACGCCAACAGATGGAGGATTAAGACTCGCTTGGGTTTTTAAAGACAGTGTTCTTGGTATAGTACCTGCAAACGTAGTTGCATAATAGACATCGCCGCCACGAGGAGCGTAGAGTAAATCTTCACCAAAGTTATCAATCGTCCATATTCTTAACTGGATACCAACCCCTGCCGACAAAGTGCCTAATGTTGGCGTATTCCAAGCGGTACTGCTATTCCAAGTACCTGCACCCCAACCATTGCCTGAGTTATAGACGGTAGTACCTGTTGTTATTTGAAACGCAGCGTAAGTTGTTCCTAATAAACCTGTGCCACCGGTAGTACCTGATGTAGTAGCAGCAACATCTAACTCAATAGTGAACGAACTGTTACTAACAAAGGTGACTACAAACTCTTTATTTAATGCGGTTGCGTACGTGCCTGTCACACCATAGAAAGTAACATAGTCGCCGTCAATCGCACCGTGACCTGATATCGCTACGGTAACCGTTTTTGAACCAGAGACCGTGGTAAAACAATTGTTGGTTGCTGTTGGTGCAGCACCTGATGTGTACCACAGGTCGTAACCTAGAGCAGTAGTAAAAACAGCGCCTCGTATTGGCGTGACATCGTAGAAGGTACCACCGTTCTCTACGTAAAACTTACTGGTTGTTCCGATCGCTAACCAGTTATTGTTGGTCAGATCAATCCAATTCCATAGGTTACGTGCAACACCGGTGTATTGATAATCAGAGTAGCGAGTCCATCCACCGATCTTCTCAGGATTGCCCGAACGAAAACGCACTTTGTCGCAGTCGTACCATGTTCCCTCACTTCCATACGCCGTGCTTTCCTTGTTAATCCCCGGAACCAGTTGCATTTTCTGTAATGGCATAACTTATCCTATCATAGTATTAGCAAGAGCTTCTGCCTTTGCTGAACGATTCAACCATCCTTTTCCATAAGTTGGGAACCCGCGACATTCTTTATAAAAAGTATCTTTGATTTTTGTGAACTTTTTGATGAGTTCTTTTGTTGAGGCGCGTTTGATCTCGTATGCAGTTTTAGGTCCGATGTTTCCGTCAGTTGTTACCCCTAACGCTTCTTGTAATGTTTTGATCGCTCTACCCGGACCTGCATTGATAGCAAAGTCTAACATAAGAAAGTCTAAACCTACAGGTAAATCATCACCCTGTACCACATCCCAGTACTTTTTACGATACAGTCTTTCCACACCTTCTCGCCTCAGGTTACGCATATCTTCTTTACTGACAGGATGGCCTACCCATTCTTCCCAAACCGCTTGTGTGACACCTAGGTTGGTAGAGCCTGATCGACCATTAGAAAGCCGATTACCAGAGTCTTTGCTATCCTCTTGATAACCGCCTTCAGATTCAAAGATATGCTTCAAAGCAATTGAGAAGTTGGCTTTCATCTACTTAGCTTCTAACGCAGTAATACGATCAGTTAATGTGTTTATCATTACTTGCTGTTCTTTAACCGCATTGACTAACGCCGCAATAATCGGTCTACTGAAAAACCCATATAACCCATCTTTATCTTTAGGTGCAGCCGATGGGATAATAGGCGCTACTTGATCGGCAAAAAAACCAACTTCAGTAACAGCGTCAGCACCTCTAGCTTCAATGTCCCAAAGCCATTTATACGCTTTTGGTTGTAATTGCAATAATTCAGCAAGACCAGGGATAGATGCTGTTAAATCTTCTTGTTTAAGCGATGAGTCAGAATTCCTGTATAGGAGACCTTGATCCTGAATCCAGCAATCTGTTGATCCACCGCCACCCCAATGCTCACCTTTTATATTACTACCCGCAATTAGAGTGGTGTTTGCTCTTACACTGGTATCCGCTTGTATACTACTTCCAGAATTTATAGTGCCAGCCGCATAAATAGTTCCCCCTGTGCTTACTAAGGTTCCGTAAATAGTACCCCCTGCAGTATTGGTCGCTGTTGTTGCAGTAGCCGCATTGCCTGAACAAGCGCTTGAAGTGTTTGCTAATCGCGCACTATCGACACGGACTCCATATGTGGAAGTTCCGTTCCACCCCATTAGTGTTGGGTAACCGGCTTGCCATGCGGTTGCTGAATTTTCGTTATTTACAGGTGTTAAATCTGGCGCATTGCCATCAGAAGCGTCAAAAACAACATGGTTGTCACCACCATCGCTCCAAGTCAACATATTAGCAACAGAATTAATTCTTCCCGCCGTGTTCCAAGCAATACCACCCGAAAGGTTCTGCGCTAAATCTGCGTAGTATGGTACGATCTGTTCAAAATCTGTAGTAATACTGTTGTAATACAAGATAACGGTTTTATCGTTAGGTATGGTTATACCCACACCACCCGCTCTTTTAAACACAACATTATACCCACCACTTGTATCGTTCTTTATAATGTAAACTTTAGGCGCTTGTGGCGCAATGATGGTTCTAATAGAGGTTGTCGTACCTATCAAATGAATAACCGCGTTACGTGCTTCGTTTGACACCCAATCAGCGTTGTTAAGAACAGTGTCTACTGTATCGGATACCATCACCTCTATGTAACCGCAAATCGCTTCTTCTAAAAGTGTGCCTAGATTATTGTTTGTTATGTCGCCCCATGTGTTGGCCTTTTCTCCTGAAGCCATTAGCTCCAAGCGTAGTGATGTTGAGCTAGAACTTGGCATATCTGTATTCCTTAATTAAAGGGTCTTAACCCAAAGCGTAGCGATCTCGATGGAGCAGTTTAAAAGCACGGTACTCACATTGCTAAAGATAACACGTAAATCTGAGTAAACAGATGCGCGTTTCTCAGCACCTGTCAGGTTTGTATCGCCATTGATAGTCGACACAAGGCGACGCACGTCTACCCATAACTTTCCACCGAGGATTAACTTGGCTGCGTTACTGATTACTATCGCTTTTATATTCATCTGTTTCCACCTTACAATCAACTATTATTTGACCACCATCAAAGGTGGTATTTACCCAACCAATCTGTTCTATCGTAGCGGGGTATAGATCACACTTTTTTATTGAACAGCTTGTCAGGAGATAAAACCCCAACACTTCCAGCAAGACACATACCGAGTGCGATAATCGCCTCCGCTTGCTCACCTTCAAATGCAACCAACCCAAAACTTGTTAGTACCCATATCGCAGACCTCCAAGTGGATGGTTCTTTCAAACGGTTTATCATAAATTCTTTCATAATTGTACCTTATTTTACTGTTTCGTATCGAGTAATTGCCAAGTTATTGTTTATGCGTAACGATCACACTAATTATGCCCCTGCCGTCTTAACATCCCAAACAAAATATAAAGTCGCTGTTACTGTAGCATTAACACTAATAGTGAATGTTGTTGAATTTGCGGACGATACCCAATATTGAGTTACGCCTCCAGCAGTCACATTTACAGTAGGGGAAATTAAAAAATCTCCTTGACCAGGTGTTACTGATAAACCATGTGTAACTACTAGCGAAGAACTTCCAGAAGGAAAAGTTGCTACACCCCTGTAAGAATTTTTATATCCAATATTGCTATAAATTGAAAGATTTACTCCACTGACAGAAGATGAGACGATGGCAACAGCGCCATTGTTTCGCATCACGTTGTTTGCAATGGCTATGTAATCTGAGGCAGATGTCCCTGTTCCAAAAGCAACTCCACTATTTGTATTTCCTGAAAGGCCAGCTCCAGAACCAATGGTAGCGCCAATGATTCTCAAATTAGTTACTGTATTATTTACATAAACACCATAAGAATTATTACAGATCTCTCCACCATTAATTGCAATGTCGGACAAAGTACCACCGAGTGAAACCCCTGAACCTGTGTTCAATAGAATATGGGGTGACTCAAAGTGCATTCCAGAAATTGTTGCGCTACTTGAATTTTGAATTAAAATTCCATCGGAATTAGACGATGATGCCCAAACATTTGCAAACCGGCATCTAACAACCGAACTATTTCCGGTTGGTACAATCCGAATTCCGTTACCGCTATTGTTGTCAAAAAAACAGTTGTTTACATACAAACTAAACACACTACCGTCGGCTGTGTTTGCACTGGTGGTAGCCGTTGTTGGGTCAATCAACAACCCATGTCCCTGTTGAATTACCGAAGTGTTTGTGATCATTAAAGCAGATGAGTTACGAACACGAATACCCGCAAAACTTATCTGAGGTGTTTGAGCGCCCATTAACACATCATCAATACTTTGGCTGTTATCACCGCCCTCGGCACGAATACGAATAGCGCCAGAAGCACCATTTTGAAATCGACCATGCCGAATACGGGAAACATTACCGGTCATCAAAACACCATTATAATCCCCTGTCATGTAAAAATTATCTATAAATGACTCAGCCCCTTGTAACCAAACATAACATCCTCCTGTTTGGCTTGTTCCAACAGCATCGAAACGTACATCTTGAATACCAGCGCCATATCCCCCACAGGAAAACAAGTAGCCACTTGTGGGGCTTGCTATAATCGAACGAATAATTGTTGCATTTCGACCATCGCCTGTAATAACAACACCGTCGCCCAACCAACCACCTCCCTGATATCGGTATATACCAGCCGGAAAATACAACTTAACAGAACCTTGTGCATTTACGGCAAGTATGGCGTTGTTTATAGCGGTGGTATCATTAGCGATCCCGTTACCAACAGCGCCAAAATCTTTGACCGACACCGTTTCTCTTAGTTTAGCGTTAACAGTACGGGCAACTGCACCTGTGCCAGGTTGTATGTTTCCCACTAAAGTTGAACCCGTACTCAATGCGAGATCTGTGTTAATTTCTTCTATCGCAGTTTGTACGGTTGTTGCAGCTATTGTCCCAATCGGAGCGAACCCCACCAGAGCTGCGCCTGTAGACAGTGCCAGATCTGTGTTAATTTCTGCTATCGCAGTTTGTACAGTTGTAGCGGCTATTGTCCCAGTGGGCGCAAACCCTACCAGAGCTGCACCTGTACTCAATGCAAGATCTGTGTTAATTTCTGCTATCGCAGTTTGTACGGTTGTAGCGGCTATTGTCCCAGTGGGCGCAAACCCCACTGTGGATGCGCCTGTGGGTGCGGCCAGATCTGTATTGATTTCTACTATTGCACCTTGTACGTTCGTAGCAGTGATTGTTCCAGTGGGAGTAAACCCTACTGCGGATGCGCTCGTAGGCACAAACGATGTGCTGAGTTCTGTTATCGCAGTTTGTACGTTCGTAGCAACCATTGTTCCACTGGGCGTAAACCCAACTGTTGCTGCACCTGTTGACGCGGCTAGGTTTGAAATGTTTGCTTTTAGAGCAACACTTGCTGTAGTGGCTTTCTCAGTATCTAACTCGTTAAGCGCACCTGCAACGGTAGTAGCAGAGATTGTACCTGCGGGGGTTATACCGATCGAGGTTGCGCCTGAAGTTCCGGCCAAAGTTGCTTTATCAACAACAGCCGTAAAATTATCATCCAACTGAGATAACGGTATAGTACCCGTTGCGTTTTTAAAAACATATGGAACAGTCATAAATATCCTATTTAGATGTGTTTATAGGTTGCCAAGAAAAAACATTTGTCCATGAAACGGTATTTCCAAAATTGTTTAGCCAACCTACTATTTGCCCAGCCTCATTATCCCAACCTAAAACAACGAGTGGGTTTGAAGTAGTGTTCACAGGTGCCCAAGTTGGGGTTTGTGTTGTGCTTAAATTTTGCCACGCAGGTGTGTTTTGATTATCGATAGGTTGCCAACCTTTTGATACAAAATTTAAATCCGCTGCGTTTTTTGTATAGGTGTAGCTACCTCTTGACGCTATCAGTTTTTTATTTAGCCTAAAACTAGCGTCCATACCTATACAACTATAGACTCCAGTGGACGTACTTAACGTGTAATTATAAGCACCAGCGCCTGACACATACACAAGTGTGGCTGCAATCCCTGCTTCACTATAGGCACCGGTAGATGCGGTTAATGTGTAATTATAAGCGACATTGCCTGCCACATAGGTGAGTGTTGCTGCAACACCTGTTTCGCTATAGGTACCGGCAGATGCGCCTAATGTGTAATTGAGCGGCGGTGCAACAAACAACCAACCAATGTTATTCCCTAAATTTAAAGAATGAGTGCCCGCATACCAAGTAGCTGTTGATGGTGTGGCGTTGGTATTAGAGATTCTTAAGTAATCCGCAGAGACGATCCCACCGCCTGATTTAACCAAATTAGCTCTGGTTGAACTTGTACTAGATACCGTAACCGAATTACCTGAACTGCCAGATACTCCCCAATTACTAATGGTTTGAGTTGAAGCATTAGTAAATAGTATTCTATGAGCAATGGGTTTAGTGCTGCGAAACGTATTAAATGTGTTATTACCAGAAACATAAAGATCTGAAATTCCAGACAAACCATCTATGCTTAAAACATTGTATGTTAAACTACCTCCCGCAAAAGTTCGAGCAGTTACTGAGGTGTTCGTTAAACTGATCGTTGATGTACTTGCGTTAAAAGTTAACCCTGTAGCAGTTGCCAGATTCCAAACCGTACCCACATTAGATAACGTCCATGTACCACTACCCATCAATAGCGAGCGCGTATTTGCATTACTTGAAGCAAACAGTCCCGTTGTTACATTATAAATATCAGCGTCGAATGTGCCGTTGGTTAAAGTAATTGTCCTAGTCGTACCGATTGTTAACGCATCTTGAAGTTTAAACGTACCGCCAACACCGTTGAAGACGACAGGCATGTCGATAAGCACACCATTGGTGTTTATAAGCTGAGTACCAGATGTACCTAAAAAGGATAAAGTAGAAGTTGTAGCTGACACACTCATTGTAGGTGATAGTGTTAAGCTTCCGTATAGGTTAAGTGAAAGACCCCTAAAAGTACCACTATAACCAGTAAAGTTTAGGTTATTAATCATAGCGCTGGTAGTGAAACTATAGGTACCAGCAGTAATATTGAGAGACAATAAATTTGAAACACCGAGCGTTGTTCCAGCAGCAAATGTAGAAGCGGAAAGCCCAGCATAAGTATAGTTAACGGTTGGGTTAGTACCGGTAATAGTCAACCCAGTTGTTGTACCAGTATTCCAAATAGCGCCACTGCCTGTACAAAAGAATTGACCTGTCGTACCAAACGCAATAGAACGCGTATAGATATTGGAAGAATTAAACGTAAAGCACGTCAACGAGTATCCGGCTAAATTTAAATTACCGATTGTTAGCGTAACCACGCCAGTTGCAACAAAAGCCGCACCCAGTGTAAGGGTTAGGCCTGTACGATTAATCGTCATTGCTTCACAGGTTACACTGGGAGATGTGGTTACAGTACCTGTACCCGATAAACCGTCAAAGAATACCGCATCAAGTACTGTTGGAACTGATGCGCCTCCTGCACCGCCCGATGTTGTGCTCCAGTTGGTGGTGTTGGTGGTTGTCCACGAACCTGTACCGCCTACCCAGTAGCGACTAGCCATTAGATAAACACACCTTCAGTTTTAGAGAAGTCTATTTTTACCATGATCAAGTTACCCAAAATACGCCATTGACAGCATCTAAGGTAATAGTAAACGTGTCACCATTGGTTCCGTTCATCACAACAGGTAAACCATAATCCCAGTAACCAACTAATGAATTAGAAGCTGTGACATCATAAAGAACTGCGTATCTAAAAGTAAAACCCGCACCAGAAGCAGTCCACATTGCAGGGCTTGCCAGCACCAGTTTGTATACACCACCTGTTTGAGCAGAAGACGTTACAGCGCAAGTGTTGCCGCCAGCAGTATACCCACCAGAGGTCGGTAGATCAGTGATGTTTGCCAGTACGGTGTTGGTTGACACATTAGGCGTAGTATTTGTTAAAGCTATTTTCCAAGTATCAGAACCTGCATTGATACCTTCAACAAGTGCTTCAGCACCCGAATTATATTTTACAAAAGCTGCCATGAGTGTATCCTGTTATAATGCTTTAAGTGGTATTTTAGCTTGGCCTTCACGATAATTGTCTCCGCGTTCCAGGCCTTCGCATAGTCGTTTCAGTTGAGAAATCGCCTCTTGAAACTTCTGCTCGTAATAGGTAACCAAATCTTGATCGCCTTTCATATAGATGATCGCTTCGCGTAATGACCCATAGAGTAACACGGGATCATAGTTATCACTTACCCATGTGGTACCTGAAGCCGCAGTTGTAATTGACTCAGGGTAGTAGTAATAGTGCAACTCGGTCGCATAGTTAGCACTGGGTGTCGGTGCAAGGATCAAAGACAACTCAGACAAGTTAGCAGACTGCGGACCAAAGATCGCGTAATACTTAGGTAAACCCGTTACCGTTGGATTAGGATACGCTTCTCGCAGGTAACTGACATCTTTGTTTAACAGATAACTATAATCACCGGTTGTATTGATAACCGCGATCGAATACACAGACAGAAAGTCATCAGGGCAAGACACGTACTTGTTCGATGAGGTTAACACGCCGGTTACGTTCTTACGGAGCACAGGAATCTGTACAGAATTGTAGATTTTCTGCTCTGTTTGTTTGATGAACAAATCAATATTATCGATAAACGAAGGCTCATCCGTTTCCGAAAAATCTTCGATCGCTTGTTTTAATGACGTGTAGTTCACGCCATCGGACCTCTTGCGATTCTGCCCTTAGTGGCACAACCATTACCACGTGTTACCACACCGGAGGTTTTAATTCCAGTTTCAGGATAACCTGAAGTGTTAGGCACAGGTACAGATTTTGGGTTTGAAGAGTCGATCGCTTCTTTCGTATTGCTTTGTTTAGCCATTGTTTTTGTCCTCATAATTATTCGATTAATAAACTTCCACCGTTCTCTTGCACCAAATACCCTGCGATCAAACCCATTTCACTGATAGCAGGATCTTGCCATAACAAGGACGGACTAAGATGTACGCCTGTCTCAGGACTATCCGGTCTTGGTTCTCTAACCGCTTGCGGATCGACAACTGGATACTGACCTAATCTCAATTGTGGATGACTAGTCTCCCAGCATCTTGAGCAAACTTTGATGTTCGTTACGTTATCTTTAAGTACGATCTTCCTCAGCTTACTGAGCTTAAACCACTCCGCGCACCTATCGCACGAACTCTGGGTGTACTTGCCTGACGTGTACTTAACGGTCACTAGCGGAAGATCCTAGGCGTAGCATGATACGAACTCTTCTCACGATCCTCTTGCGAAGCAATTTCAAACGCTTCATCATACATTGCTTTAAGTGCCATGCTACGAGAAGGATCGACACCTGGCAATTTAATCGACAAGTGAAACGCTAAACCTGCGATCAGCGCAGGTAAGAATCTAAACGGTATGTCTTGTGTATTAGATGCGTCACCGGCATCTTGGATACGTCTTAAGCGCCAATAGACGAACGTATAAGGCGTAGCAGCATCAGGTAAAGGCCACACGTTGATCTGCGGTATTTGCGCTTGTCTGTTTATCCAAACTTGCACAGGGCGAGCCTGTACGTTCTTAGCAGGTATAGTAGAGTACGTAGAACTAGATATACGAGATAGGTTAATATCGATTTGACTAGTGCCAGTACCAGTTCGTACCACTTGGTCAAGTAAATCGATTGTGTCGGATGGTAAATCATACGTGCCAATACCAGTGGTTAAAGGAATAGAACCTTGCTGTATGGTCCAGAGGTTAATTCCAAAATTACTCCATTCCATCAGTAGCAAGTTTAGCGAACGCCTAGCTATTTTAAAATCATAACCAGATCTAAGTTCATATGAGCAGCGGTCTGCTGCGTCATCAAAAATTTCGGAAAGCTCCAAATTGAACGTAGCGGTATTCGTTGTTGTCATTTCTTAGCCTGTTTAAACTTAGTGGCTGGAGGAAAGCTTTTGGCAACCCCTCCTTTTTTATACAAGTCTACACTATTTGGATTGTCCTTACGAACAATCTTCTTTGGAATTTTGCTGGGTGCAATGTTGCCCATACCACGTGAAGCTCTCACACAACGATCCTAACTTCACCAGTTACTGTTTGGTACAAATACCCGACAGCAAGACCCCCTGTTACCGCTGTTGCGTTATCCGCATAGACAGGTAACAAAACGGTATTTGCATTAAACAATTCTTGTGGTGTTACTTTTTCAGTCGTACCGTTATGGACAATAGGGATATAGTCTGACGCAGGGGCAACACCTGTCGAGCTTGGTAATCCAGAGATCTTTACATCAGACATATATGTTTCCTAATTAGACGTACTTACATTTGGTTTTGCCCTTAGAGGCAATACCGTCACCGCGACCAGAAGTCAAACCACCTTTAGCCATACACTTAGTCTTAGTCTTAGTCTTAGGTTTGTCTGTAACTGAACCGCCTTTCTTAAAATCATATTCTCCTGGTTTTGCTTTTGATTTTTCATTTATTTTTGCTCTGGCCTCTTCGTCACCGGATCGTCTAGCCCTATCAGATGCACTTAAAGCTCTACTGGTTCTATCTAAAGCATCTTGTGAAGAAGCATTAAGTCTTTTTGTAACTTCTTTTACCGAAGGGTCGTCCGATTGTTTATATTTTTCATAGGCTTTTCTCATCCCCTCATAGTTTTGACTCATACCTTCCCCCCAGTTTTTAGCATCTTTTCCAGACGTGCTTCGGGTATATTCTGTGTCAGGGTTTACCATCCGTGACGCGGGTGCTTTGTTTTTAGGAGTAGCCATATTAGATCACCTTACACTTGGTTTTGCCTTTAGAGGCGATACCATCACCACGTCCAGTCAATCCACCTTTGGCGTAACATTTGGTAGAGCCACCGGCTTTCATTTTCTTTTCAGACTGTTCGCCTTTAGCGTATTGCATCGGGCTGATCTTACCAGACTTGATTGCCTTGGCTTCTTTCAGTTCTTCTTTAACGGACTCTTTACCTTTGAACAACTTCTTTAGATCGGGTTTACTTTTCATCTCGCCACCTGTTTTAAATTTTTTGCCTTTATCGGCAGATACAAATTCTTTACCTACACCTTGTGGAACACCTGCTTTCTTAGCGAACTCAGGACTATGCGCAACTGCTCTCATGAACCGAGCTTGTTTTAAAGTTTTACTTGGCACCGCAGTTCCATCGTTTTAAGGAGGCTGCTTTACGAGTAGGGTTGCCTTTCTCGTCTTTCATCGGACCTGGCATACCGCTTGCTCTTGCGCAAAATGATTTCTTCCTACCCGCATCCGCTTTAGTCTTTGGATTAGGTGCAGGTGCTTTTAAGTTAGAGCCTGTCGCATTGTTTATTTTTGCCCTACCCTTGGCTGTTAGCCCTGCTCCTTTAGAGACAGGAAGCTTTTCACCTCGACCTACCGATAAGACTGGCGCTTTAGTTGCCATGTTAATCCTAGTGTTTAAAGTATTCTAAGACCCAGACTACTGTACCACCTAGTGCTGTACCGAGTCCACCAACTGCCATCAGCATATGCCAACCGCCTTTAGCTTCCGCTAAGGTTTTACTGATCTCTTTTAGCGTGTCTTTCACCTCATCCATATCCTTTATCATTTTGTCCATATCAGATTGTAGGTGTTTAATTTCAGCGCCATGTTCTGCTAGTTCCCTAGCGGTACGTACTTCAGGGTCAGTTGCTCGTTGATGTTCTGGCATAGTATAGCTCTTATTCAGTAGGAGGAACAGTCAACACAACACTTGGATCAGCTTCAGGAATAACCGGTACAACCTGCACCAATCCCAACCCTGCCAACGCACCTTGCCAATCATCTGATCTCACCCATTTAGGCCAGACTGTATTGACAATCGCATCAACCTCTTCATTGCTAAACGGCCCACTCATAAAATAATGCGTTGCCGGAGATAATCCATCCGCTGAAGCTTCTGCGTTAAAATACTGATCGCTACTCACAGCCTGAGCTTTGAGTCTGTCAGCCGCGAGGACTATAATCGTACTGCATGTATAATTTGCCATTATATTTTCCTATTAGTTGTTAAGGCTATCGCTATCGCTCAGGGCTTCAAAGATACAAGGCCGAGCGAAAGCCACCACCGTTGCCCGAACCCGCCCGATCGTAGCCCAAATGGAGCGCCCACACACCCGCACCCGCCCCATCGGCCCAGTAGCCACCGGCAACAGCGCACATGTCGTTTGGTCGATAATCGTATAACACATCATTACCCATTATGTTGGTGCCGCCTGTTGACACACCGGTTGCTAAAGGTAGGCCTGCGCCAGTTGCTGCCCAAGCACCTGCTCCCGATACCACTTCGCTAAATACTTGTCCGGTCGAATTAAAGTATTTAGCGGTGTTGGACGCGGTTAAGCCGCCATACGTTGCGCCCAGCAAATCATAATTAGCAGTGATACTGGCAGCGCCCCACGCATCGGTACTTAGCGTATTACCGCCCGTCAGTGCATTAATATCAACGCTGGTTTTTAATAAGTAATAATTTGTGCCATTACTAACAATACCAGTGTTTATTTCCCACAGATTGCCATTTAAATCAACCACACCACAGCTTTGACCGTTATGAGCCGTTTTAGCCAGGTTAGATGCTGATCCGGTTTGTCCACAATTCGGATAACCATCCGTGATATAGGTAACAGTGGCATCATTAGCGTCTTTTAAGGCGTTATTGTTATTGCCTTTCGGGAAATTGGTAATGCCTGCTGCATCATACCAGGCACAGGCAGTCGCAGATGTAGCGGCTTGCCCATGCGCCAAAGACAACAGTGCAAGTGCGCTAAAGATAAACCGCGAGTTGCAAAAGAACTTAACTCCTCGCGTCTTAGCCGCTTTAAAAGCGCCTGCATAGATATTGTCACCCGTCGTTAAGCCGGTTAAGCCACTAAAGGGGTTATGCACTAACGCACTGGATAAAGGATTGCCCAGCTTTATACTCGAAGCAATACCGGCATTATTTGAGCATTGATACTTATCAACAAACACGCCTGTCTGAACCACTCCAGCATTATAAAAAGCACGATGTAGGGCATAACCAGCGACATTGGCAGTCGCAACATCTGCATAATAACTGTAGTCTTTAATATCAACTGCATTTAAAGCCAAACCATTACTGCCTGTGCCGATCTTGTAATAAAAAGCCGGTATCCAACACATAACCGAACCATCGGTGTACTGGTAGTTTCCGTAATTTGCAGAACCTAACAAGCGCGTACCGTCCATTTCACTAAAGCCAGTTGGTAACACAGGCGCTATACCAACCCCAAAACCTTGAGTACCAGCTACACCTATCTTGCTATCACCCATCATTGATGCAATTACAATACCTGTTTTAACTGCCATGTAGTTTTCAACTTGGACAATCGAGGCAGTGTCTGATACCTCGCCGCGTATAATCCCACCGTAGAATTGACCATTTAAGAATAGTGACGTACCAGCTCTTGCAAATAAATAGAATGGGTAATTACCGAAGTTACCTGCGCCTTGATCGGCTGGACTTGTGGCAACTAGCGTACCGTTGACTCGCATACTATCTGAGTCTGTCGCTATATAGCTTTTAGTGGTTAATACATTATTAATTGGCGCAATGTAGCCCGTACCACAGTCAGCGGATGAAACTAACGTACCTTTGCTTTCATAACGATAATTAGCAGTTGCGTTAGGGAAAGAGCCTGAAAGGTTAAAAGCGCCATTATTAGTATCTAGCGAGCTTGATAACTCCCCGATCATACCTCTTGTCGCATCACTCAGTTTCCGCACCCCAGTCACCACAGTCATCTTATCCGTAGACGTAAAGTCAATGCTGTTAGTCGACATCGCGCTGGATGAGCCGTTAGCTTTGAGATATAGCGGGAAGCCGACAGTGTCGTAGTCTGATGCGGTGTTGACTCGTTGATATGGTGGTAGCAGTGCGCCTGAGTTTGTGGGGCGTAGGTCTGCATTTGATAGGGTAAATGACGCAACAGTTCCTTTACTTTGTACTTGTATTCCACCATTGACACCACCACTTATCATCACACCGGAGGTGGAGTAAGTTGTTGGCGTAGCGGTTAATGTTATATCAACTGGAGATATTGCTGTTATTGACCCTGATCCGTCTAATACACCTAAGCGTACAGTTCCAGTTCCGCTTACTGTAATTAACGCAGTATATGCTAGTCCTGCAACTATTGGCGTTTGTTGATACAACCTATCTTGTTGAGAAATTGTTCCAGTAGCAAAACTAACTGTGTTACCTGATCTTGTCGCAAACCCAGATATATTTAACAAACCCCAAGGAGTTGTACTAAAATCCTCAGTCTTAGTCAGCAGATTCACCCGCGCACTTAGCATCGGACGTTTAGCCGCTGCACCTGTGGTCAGGTCGCCTTGAAAGGCGTGGTTTCCTGCTATTTGCTTGAGAGAAGCTAGTGTGAATGTTGCAGATGTATTTGTGGATGAGGTTAGTGTTATAACACCAGTTGGGCTAGTAATTGTATAGTAAGTTCCTGCTGTTGAAACAACAGTCCAAGCCCCGCTATCATATACACCATATCTTAAATTTACAGCCCCTGTTATCGCTGAAAACACAATAATGTACATTGAGTTTGGTACAAGCCCAGTGAACGTCACATAGGATTGCTCGGCAGGGAAAGATACTCTAGCAACGCTTCCTACACCAGTTGTGGTGTTATAAGTTGCAGGTGTTGCTAATGTACCGACAAGTCCGGTTACCCCTGTCTGTTTTACCTCAGCACCCAGCGCCAAGCCCTTAGACTTATCGAGCATCAGACCAACTGGCTGTTCGACTGCGGTTACAGGTATAGTACCTGCGGAGTCTTGGAATAGGACAGGTTGAGGTTGGACAGTGTAATAATCTTGTATGCCGTCAGTTATCTTCTGGTAAGTTGAGGCTGAGGAGGACTGTTCGAGTTGGGGATGCCACATGTAATATGTCGCACTACCATTAGTTGTATTCCAAATAGACATCCCAATATTATTAGACGCATTGGAGGCTGTCATTGTTTTACTAATATATTGCCAGCTTGTAGTTAATATTAGCTCGTTAGAGAAGTTATCCGCAATAGCGGCTTGGAAAATGTCTAATTTAACCTTCTCGCCACCACTATCGCCCTTTAACCAGATTCCACCAGTAAATGTATTTGAGTTTCCAGAATATAGTGAAATTTGTATTGGTTGAGCAGCACCAAAAGGCGCAACGACTCTGCACCCTGTCAATGTACCATCTGGTGCTAACATCGTATTTGGCGCAATACTCACTGCACTTTTAGTCCAAACACCTTGACTAAAATCCTCACTATAAGTCAGCAGATTCCTGCGCCAGTTTGGCTGGAAGTCACTGGGGTCGTACCAAGCTCCGGGTTCGCCTTTGGAGAACCAATTAAGGACGCTGAAGAAGGAGCAATACTCGTAAGGGCCGCCTACGCCTCCGTAGGCAACAACGTCAGATGCTGTCCCTGAAGAGACATTAGCATAATTAACAACGCCTCCAACCCCAACACCCATATTAACCGCCTACCTGTCCAGCTTGAATCAAAGTTAAACTAACAGAACCAGTGCTTGCTGCTACGCTTAAGCGCACAGCCATAACAGGGAATGCGTAGTTACCATCACCAGTAGCATTAGCAGAAGTAAAGTTAGGGTGATTAAACCAAGTGCCTGACGCAGGTACGTAGGTCGGTGAAAACACATCATCAAAAGTATGTTGAACATTAAAGGTGGCAGTAGCCGAAACTACTGCACCGAAGCCCACGTTAAATGGGCTGATATAATGATCCAACGCAATAGGGGCAGATACACCTGTCCCTGTAACGATAGCAACCTGTCTTCTCATTTCAGTCTCCTACTTATTGAGTAGAGAAAGTAGAACGATCGTCAAATTGGATGTATTCGATAACCACTACTGCATTACCGACTGTAGGTTGGCCGACAGAAACAATCTGTGCGTAAATAGTTGATGCTGGGAATGAACCTGTTGTTACAGATGTTACATCTGTAGGAGTAGCTAACCAGTTAGTCGCTTGAGCTGCGGTAACAGTAGTAGTGACTAGACCTGCTGTTTTAGCATTACCACCCGCGTATTCAGTACCCGCTGCGGTTTTACCTACAGTTAATGTGGCTGAAGTTGCAGAATCATACGCTACAGAAGTTGTGATATTGATACCAACAATCTGACTACCCGCAGGGATATAGATAGGTGTGCTGGTTGCTGTTAAGCCACCTGTGTTAACAGGTACTTGGATAACTTGAGTAAGTTGAACAGAACCAACGTTTTTATATTGGTTGTAACGAATGTTACCAACTTTGACTGGGCCTGAAAAGGTAGTTCTTGACATGATAGTTCCTTCATAGAAAGTTAAAGCCTAATAGTCTTCTATGCGTCTGCCGAGAGCAGTCTATTAAGCCGAAAATTATCTCGGTATGAAGATACTTATACTACCTTTTTATTAGGTTTGCAACTTAATATTTGTTTGATTTCCTACTATTTTCTTCTCTTGTTATAACAGCCAGATTCCAAGGAACATGAAGCCCTGAGACCAACTTTCCACGCAAAGGAACAATGTGATCAACAGCGTATTTTTCACCTGTTGTTTTTGTTTTTTCCATAGCTTCAAAATAGATGGCTCGTATTTGGTTTTTATGTTCTTGTGTTAACCACTTTGGTGTAGCGTCCCTATGTTTTCGCCTTCTGTGTAAATCATCCGCTTTAACAAACTCAGGGTTATTTTCTTTCCATTTTTGCCTATATCTTTGTTTATCTTCGTTAGGTCTACTCATAGCTTTTGCTATGACTAATTCTTTATTTTTCTCATAGTATTTTTTCTTTGTTTTTGCCCCCGCTTCTGATTTGTTATACGAATCAAAATAATCTTTTCTTTTTTCTGCATACGCTATTGTTTCAAGTTTCATACAAGACACGCAAACACCTTTTGTTTTACGTATGTCGATATGCCCATGCTTGCATGGTAACCCTGTAAAATAATATTTACTACCTGATTCTTGAGCTTCTTTTCTTGTTTTTGGGTATTGAGAATAATCCATAATAGTTCCTATGTGTTTTGAGACTAGGAATATTATAATCTTCTATTGATAAAAATGCAACACATAAAAAAGCCCTCCGAAGAGGGCTTTAATTTAATCTTGTCTTAGATTATGTTTATGCGCCAGCGGAACCAAAAATAGCCAGAGGATCGGACCAGCCAAAACTGTAGCGTTCGCGGCTCCGATATCTTGCATTTGTAGTGTCAAAATCAGTTTGCATATCATTACTGATAGGCGCTCTGACAAAATGCTTCAAACCGTTAGGAACATCAGTCGTCAAGAACCATGCGTTGGAGTCAGTTAAAAAATGGTTAACTGTAAAGCCACCAGGAATAATTCCGTTTGACTTGATCGCATTAATATCATTATCGGCAGTGCCAACTCTAGCTTCAGTTTCCAACAAACGAGTTGCAACGAATTGCAATGCGGGTGGAAGAACCAACTTCTTAGGTTTAGCAGCCAATAACAAACCACGTTCATCTGTCCAGCCAGCGATTTGGATAACAGCCGCTTCCAAAGAAGTTTCGTTTAAATCCGCAGCAGTGGTTGGTTGGTTACTGTTAGTGCCGCCAGAAACCAAAGGATGAGCGCCAGAGAACAATGATTGACCGTCTCCACCAGCATAAGCAGCGTTAAACCCATTGTTTAATATGGACGCACCTTTTACTTGTTTGGTGTAAGACATGGCACGAGCCAATGCTTTAGTATAACGAGCAGCCAATGAGTCATACAAATTGTCTTCCATAGCTTCCTGGGTCAAAGAAAAACCCAAAGCAATTGTCTCATGGTTGTAGCGAGCAGTCCAAGCTTCTTGCGCATTGTCATACTGAATGGCTGAACCTTCAGGTTTAACGGCAGCGGCGGCAAAGCCAGACAGTTTTGTTTCTTCTTCAAAAGAACGCTCAGATGATTCGATTTCATAAATTTCTTTATGTTCTTCACCGTAACGGGCATACTCTAAACCAAATAGAGCGTTTAAGCCCGGAAGCAATTCTTTTAATAGTTGCGAACGTGAAATAGCCATATGTTATGCTCCTTAAGCAACGTAATATCTGTGTGAAGCAAAAGTAATTTTTACTAACACTTCAGGGGACTGTACTAAAACCAATGGGTTAGTAGTCAGGATTGTAGCTGAAGACGCAAGAACAGAAAGTGCTTGAGAAGTCGAAGAGGCTACAGTAACAGCTGCTGTTAATACAGAACCTGTAAATTGCAGCTTTCCAGCTACTGATTGATATACATCAGTACCGATAGGTAAAACTTGACCAACAGTTAAACCTGATACAGTTAAAGTTGTAGTACCAGTACCACTAATATACGCGGCTGAAGACTGAATTTGAGTTTCAGGAACAACACCCATAACACGAAAATTACCGCCAGTTGCAGAAGCACCAACAACACCACCAGCAGAGTTGCCAGTAGTGGTCGAACCAGTAGTAGTGTTACCTGCAAGGTTAGCACCGACTAAAAAGTTAGAACCAGAAGCAATAGTTGCAGTGCCAGCAGCAGTTACAACAGCTGTTTTAAATACCAAATCTGGATCATCAGCAATAACAGCAACAGCATCACCAGACAAAGTACTGGCAGGCCAGTATTGTGAAAAGCGTTTTTGTTTAGTAACAGGATCAGTGAAAGAGCAACCCAAGAATACACCGATAGTTGGTGTTGCAAGTGTATTTGCTACAAGAGCAACTGAACCACTTACTAAGTTGACAAAGTCACCGTAGAAAATATTGCTAGTGTACCCATAAGAAATAGGCAATGTACGAGTGGAACCAGCGTAAGGCTGACCTCCAATCAAATTTACGGGTTTGAAGCCGTAGGGTTTATCTATAGTGGGGTATGCCATTTAGGCCTCCAAAAAATTAATTATTAACCTCTGCCAAAGGAAGTAGAACTTTTCCTATCGTTAAAAATAGGCATTCTAGGATCACTTTCGCGCATTAAATTATTATCCACTGCTTCCGTTTGTGATTGAGCTTGTTTTTGAAAATGCGCATTACGCTGTTCAATAAACTCCACAGGGGTTTTGCAAAGTAATAACCCGCCAATCTCAATATTATCGCTAAAGCGACTATTAGGATCGACTAACAGTTTAAATTTAGGTTGTTCTGCAACACCGACTGGCTCCCAACCTTCTCTCAGTTTTGATGAAAGGTTTCGTGGGTCAGACTCGTTCAGTGTAGAAGTACGTATCCATCTATATGCGTAGCCAGGCTGTTTATCAGGTTCTGGTAAAAGCTCTGCTGGTGCCCACTGCTTAGGACGTTCAGTTGTGCTACGTGTAGTTAATTCTCTAGGTGTTTGAGCCATGATTAGGCCTCCAATTTTGTTAGTTCACGGGCGTATTGTTCTGGTGTTAAACCGAACTTCTTTGCTAAAGCGACTTGCGTTGTGGTCAGCGTAATCTTTTTTGAAGATGTGCTTCGCTTCGCAGAGGCGACTACCGTGCTGAGTTTAGATGTACGTTGAGTTTTTTGCTCATCGTTTGAGGTTTCAAATTCTTCTGGGAATCTGCGAGAAACTTCTCGATTGATATGTTTAAAGTATTCGTCAGTACCAACAAACTTCTCCCCATAAGTTTCTAGCAAGTCTTCGTGTATGCCTACAGCGAATCTTGACATAGACTTCTTAGTTGGGTCTACATACCACGGATTTTCGGCTACCCATTCCGCTACCTTAGGGTCTAACTGTGCAGCTTGAGGCTGCTTTTTTGGTAACACTTGTACGTTATCGTCGACGTTCTGAATAGTAGGCCTGAAATTATTAGCTTTGTCAAGCTTATTTGTAGCCTTCATTAACTCAGCTTGCGCCTCGATAATCGCATCAGTGTTGCCGTAGTCATAAGCTTCCTTATAATTACGTTTAGCTTTCTCTACTTCCATCTCCGCAGAGGTTTGGTAAGTGCTGATCAGTTCTTTCTCACCTGACTCCAATAGATTCTTCAATCGTTTGTTTTCATCAAGTACGCGTTGAGCGATATTTAAAGCTTCTTCTTGTTCTCGAACCGCTTCTTCTTTTGCTCGTCGTTCATCATGCCACGCTTTCTTATATTGCTTGAACTTGGTTTGTACCTTACCAGTATACTCGTCAGAGTCATCAGCTTCTTCTAACTCATCAACGACTACTTTTGGTAACGGTGTTTTACCTTTGTCCGCAACCGGTGTGTCATCTTCTATCTCAATTTCATACCCTTCGTCAGTTGATTCAACTTCTGGCGTTTCATCAGGGAACGTGTATTCTTCTTCGTCTACGTAAGCCATGTTATATCTCCTTTAAGCTCTGGATACACCGCGAGGGTCCAAAACGGTACCTTCTACAGAATCATCGTTAATCAAGCGCATCTCTGTGCCGTGTATTTTTAATCGTGTTCCTGCGTTAGGACGCACTACAATAAAATCCCCAACTTTACACCAAGGACCACTAGGAAACCGATCTTTATCAGCGTAACAGTCAGGCCCCATAGCAACCACGAACAGAACAGTAGCAAGAAGATTTTCATGATGCAGGGTTTCGTTGGCTTTAAGCAATCCGCTCTCATACTCTTTCTCCAATTGAGGCAGTGCGCATAGTATTCGGTAACCAGAAGGAATAGGAAGCTGTGTAGCTTTTTCTTCGTTTGAAGCTTCCATATCCACTGAACCCACGATTTGCGGATTTTTAGGATTAGTTGCTAACAATATTTTACTCATCGTATGTTTCCATTTTGTTGTTTAAAACTGTTATATATTGACGTGCGGTTAATAAACCTCTTATTTCTCCGACACCCCGTTGGTACTCAGCGTAGTCTTTTGCTCGACCATCGCTTAAAGAGTTCTGTAGTAACATTATCTTTTCATCTAACTGCTTCGTTAGTATCGCTGCTATTTTGTCCATCGTTTTACAACCTCACAGGCTTTGAGCCATGCACAATAAAAGAGATATCCAAACACAAAGATAAGCCCGATTGCTTTAAGAGGTAGCAAAACTACCTCTGCGATTAGGGTTGCGATCATTCAGGTTCTTTCTTTTCAGTTTGCTGTACTCGTTGATTGAACGCTTGCTCTTTCTGATGTTGCCGATCTTGTGTTTTCATAGCGACATCTACACCCATCTTTGCGGCTGTGGTGTCTTTTTGATCTTGCAAGGTCTTCATCTTAAGACCGATGTTAGCGCCAGCAACCTCTTGAGTAGCGCCAATCTTCTCGCGCTCAAGTTCTAACTTAGCCATCTCAAGTTGAATATCCGCTTGATCTTTAGCCATCTTGCGTTGCAGTTCACCTTGTTTTAACTGAAGCTCACCTTGTTGCATTTGAATCACAGGATCTTGTTGCTTCGCTTGGTTAGCTTGCGCTTCTGCTTCCTGTTGATGCTGTCCGGTTAGTTGCTGTGAGGCTTGAGCAGCGAGTTGCGAGATCTGCACTTCAATACTCTCAGGAATAGACACCTGATTGTCGCTATCATCCTCGCCATAAGACGGTATATTAATACCCATAGTTTGCTCAAGTTGCTTACGATACTCGTAACCCAAGTGTTCTGCGATGTGTGCAGACATAGATGCTTGTAGAGCTTGCATCGCTTGTGGGTTTTGTCCGAACGCTTGTTGCAACACCATTTGTATCTTAGGATCTTGCATCGCTAATGTGTGTACAGCGATATGTGCTTGATGATCCTGATACAAGAACGCTTTTACCGGTTTGTTCTTAAGGATGTTCTGATTCTCAGTCACAGGGTCACGTGGCTTCATATCGTCGTCCATTGGGACTAGCTTTTGGTAGTTAGGTATACCTAATACTTCGAGCATTTGTCTGTGCAGGACAGGCATATTATAAAGTTGTGGTGCACCTTGTGCTAATTGTAAGGCCGCTTGATACTGTACGACTCGTTGTGCCATTGTCGAGGCGTTGGGATCTGATACAGGAAGTACGTACACCAAATCATAATCAGTTTTCTTAGCGTGTCTGCTACCTTCGGTTGGGTCATAGTCGTACTCATCTGGGCAATAGTCTCTGATAATGTCTCGTAACAAGACGAACTCTTGTTTCATTGAGTAATGAATACGTGCTTGTACCGCACTCATTACCTTTAAGGTTCTTTCTAATACCGCAAGGGTTGTTCCCACGGGTGAGTTAGCTGACATGTCAGATACCGCCAAATCAGCTGCGCCTGCAAACGCCTTACCTTCTTCTACAATCGCTGATAGGAGCGCCATTAAGACTTGGCTAGGCTCTTTATAAGGAAGTGGCATGATGTTGTCACGCATCGTACCAGACGGTACGTCAACGTCTCTGAACTCACCAGGTGCTATCGGTGTATCATCACCCTTTACTCTTAATCCTCTAGTTTTAAAACCGCCTGGAAGATTACTGAGAGTTCCTGCATCAACCAACTGCCGAAGGATTGAAGTACCAGATTTGGCAAAAGCACCAATAAGATGAACAAGCCCAAGGCAATAAAAGCCAAAACCTGGCACATAACCATAATGTACGAAGTGATTACGTTTTTTACATGATTCATCTTCAGGATCCCAGTTTCTACGGATTGAAAGAATGGTGTTTGAACCTTTCTCCATGGTGACGATGTAGGGCAGGGCGATACCGGTCAACTCACCTGTATTCGCATCCTCATGCTCGTACCCTTCAAGGTCGATCTCCACATGCATCTCAAGAAGTTTGTAACGATCATCAGATGTCGCTCTAAAGCCCAACTGTTCAGCGATCTTCTTCTCAACTTCGTCCATTGTATTAGCAGGTGTACCCAGTTCAATGTCTCGGTAGAACCCTTCATACTGAAGTCGTCTGACTTCGTTCTCTGTCTTACGCATCACATGCGTTACACGTTCTGCTGTCTCAAGACTGGACGCACCATATGGCACAACCACATCTTCAGCAGGTACGTACATACTGACTTGACGACCTAAGTAAGGATCGTAATAAACTTTCTTGAAGGCATTACCAGCAAGACCTAGACCCCACAGCATACGCTCATGCTCTGGGCGATACTCAACCATCACATCGGTTAGTTGGTAGTTCATGTCGTCTTGTACACGCTGTGCGGCTTGTTTCTTCTCATCGGTTTCTTTACCGATAATCTGTGTCTTAACAGGGCCGCTTGCAGGGAACGTAGCCGTGATAGTCTCAGCTTGAAACTTTACAACCGCTTCGGTGAGTAGAGGATGTTGAACTGCACACGCACCTTCCCAGGGTTCGGATCGCTCTTCGAGTTTAAGACCGAGAAGTTCTAACCCATCCGTGTATGTGCTTATCCAATCACGTCTTGCACTAACGTCGTTCTCAAAGTCACTGATCAGATCAGATGCTAGAGACGCTAAAATATTGTCAGGAATATCTTCTGCTAAGTTTGAAGTAAATTCTTCTTCGTCGAACATCGGTTTGATGACAATCTCTTCATCACCCTGTCGAAGCGTAACCGACTCAGGATCTTCGATCTCAATCTCTAACGGTTCTGCATCAGGATCAACTTGTTCTATACCCTGCGGAGCGGGGTTCATACTTTTTTCAATCATTCGTGTTCCTTATTTGCAGTTAAATACTTGTCGGGTTTTTGTAGAGTTTTGCGGATATCCTTGTTCTTTGTCAAATTGGTGTTTAACTGCACTATTTCTACAAGTTGATGCATTTGCATCAGGTGTAGCCATTGCAACGATGGACGCTAAGAACAATAGCATCATAATTTTTATAAAATCGAATGGATCTTCAGTCATGATCGTTACCTTTAGTAATAAGAGGAACTGGTTTTACGTCTGTAGTCAGGCGCTTCATCTTCTCGATCCAATGCTGTACTGATAAACCCGCCTTGTCTAAATCTAGCTAAACTCATGGAGCAACAATCCACATAATCGTCATGTTGTCCGGCGGGGAATGCGGCCATTTCTTCAATAACCTCATCTGCCCAGCGTGTGCTAGGTGCCCAGACTCGTCCTGATGCGAAGATGTCAGATATTGCGTTCAATCGGGAGATCTTATCATTACCACGGGTCGGTGTGAAGTCAGAAACGGAAATACCCATGTGGCGTAGCTCGTAAATCAAAGGCGCACCTGAAGCTTTCTTCTCAATGAGTAGCACATCGGGTTCCCAGTAGCGATACTCGGACAAAACTTTTTCTTTAAGTTGCGGAAACTCTAGTCGATCGCGTTTAGCGTCAAGTAAAATTATATTTGCTCGGTCTACCCCGTTCTCATCGGGAAGATTGAAGATCCCCCACGTGGTACATGCACTGTAATCCGCACGATTGTGTTTTTCAAACGCAGTATCCCACGCTTGTAGGATAAAACTGGTCGGAGGGGGTGTATCTGTCTCCCATTTTTGCCACCAGTCTCGCTTTACAATCGCACCTTCTTCAGAAGTTGGGTTCTGTTGATACTGCGCTTGCCATTTTGAGACATCGATCGCGTTTCTGGTAGCTTCTAACTCTTCTATAGACCAAAACTCAGGCCACAGAGGTTTGCCGCTAGGCAATATGGCAGGCAGTTCGACCACTTTCCACTTATCGCCGCCACCCTCTAACTCTTTTTGCTTTACCTGTCCACTTAAATCTCGCTTGGACCAGCGAGTTTGTATGAGGATTACGGACCCTCCTGGCTGTAGACGTTGTCTTGGGCCGGATGTGTACCATTCGTATACTTTGTCGTAGATCTCAGGGTTAGATGCAGCTATTGCGGCCTCTTGTTCCGAGTTATGCGTAACAACATACTCTCTACCAACAAGAAATAGCCCATCTTGTCTAGCAACGGTTATACATTGTACCGATGCTCGCTCAGTTGTTCTTTCACATCGGATTGCTCGTTTTTCACAATGTACCGATGAGGGTATAGAATAAGAAAACTCACCATGTTTTGCCAAATACCAAGCGGGGACATTGCACCAAGTCCCTATAATACAAACATTCCAAAGATGCCCGCCATCGCAAAATATTTCTACATTATCATCGGTCGTAACTTTGTAAATCTCTCTATCGTGCCATACTTCTGATTTTGCAACAACCTGTGTTGGCGTACCGTCTGGTGCAAAAACGTAGTCACCAATAGCAACAGTTCCGATCGTTTTAAAACCTTCAGTGGTGGCTATCTCAGTGTCTAATTTAAGTGCATGTGGGTCATCAATAATGATGATATCACCACCAATTCCCGTTACTGCGCCCGATACCCCGATCGCAAAGTACGATCCACCTGCGCTCGTGTTCCAACGACCGGCAGCTTTTGAATCTTGTTGCAGTTCAACACCAGGGAAGATCTCTTGATAGGCGGTAGATCCGACCAAGTTTCTCACCTTACGACCAAAACCTACCGCAAGTTCGGCAGTGTGCGAACATTGTATGATTTTCTTATCAGGGTTCTTACCGAGATACCATGCGGGTAGCAGGTAAGATCCGAATTCAGATTTTGTATGCCTAGGTCCAAGATTGATAATGAGTCGCTTGTTCTCTCCCGATACCACCTTTTCAAACTCTTGAGCCATGCGAGCGTGATGCCTTCCATAGATGAAGGAAGGCCACACTTGTTGCACGAACGCTAAGAAGTTCTGTTGAGCGAACTCTCGTGCTTGTCTGCGTTTAAGTTCTTCGATGAGTGATATGAGTTTTGCACGTTCACTTAATGGTGCAGACGCGAGTGCTTGTTTGAGCAAGTCTTCATCAATGGTCAGATCGCCTAGTGGGATACTCATTCTTCTTCGTCCACACTAGAATCTTCGTACACGCCTTCTTCAATCTCTTCAGAGTAACCGCGTAACTCTTCGTCAGTTATCTCTTGCACGGGTTCGGAATCTTTTTTAGCGTAGTTCTTTAAAAGGACGCTGAGGTCGTTCTCTAGATCAGCCGTCGGCTTATCGGCAACAGAGACTTCGATGCGTGTGGTGAATAAACCGATCTCGGTAACACGTCCGAGTATCTCTAATGCTTTTAAAGACAAGTTGGGTTCGCCCTCTTCAGCAGTTTCAAACAGTTTGTTTAAGACGTACTGGCGCATTTTGTTTGCGCTGTTGGGCATTTCGTAATCGTATTCGTTGAGTAGAGCTTCGAGACGTTGTTGAGGGGGTTTTCTAATAGGAAAGTGTGAGTCATCGTCAGACAGGAAATTAAAATCGTTTTCGTCTGTTTCAAAATCAACAATTTTGTTAGGTGTTATATCTATTATTTTTCTCATGTCTCGCTACAGGGCTGTAGATAGTGGGGGTGTTATAGCATGGTTCTGAAAATTTTGCAAAAAATATTTTTTGATTGCGTATTATTTTAGTAACGGGGTGTTCTGTGGAATAACATTACGCTCAATGTGGTAACTGTTTGGTTCGTTTGAAAAAGTGCAGATCGGACGACTAAACTACTATGTAATAAGGCTGGTACCTTTTGCCTAAAAATGGGGGTATGGGGGTTGACTCTTTTGTCCTATACTATATCGAAAAATTCATAAATCCTATATAAATCAATGACTTAGATATCGCGCTAGTCAAACGATAATAGATTATCTAATACAATGCTATTACTCTAATCATTATCGTTAAGCCTTAAGCTTATCTAAGTGATTGATATATAAAGCTTTATTATAAACGTTACTTGGATGTTATAACATAGCGTTATGTTATCAGGAAGAGATGAGCAGGAAGAGATGAGCAGGAAGAGATGAGCAGGAAGAGATGAGACAACAACAAGATTTATACTATATAGATAGGGCAATAAAATAAATGCTATCAGATTAAAATAAAGTGTTGATTATAACTAAACATATGATAAGCTGTGTCCAGGTTAATCGATCCCCGATTAACAGCCTTAACAGTCAGCTACTCTGACAAGGTTTATTAAAATGTCATATAAAAACATGTTATCTATATCTGCCGATGCTAAAACTATCAAAGGTCAATCAATTGGTTATCTAACTGGTATCCTATATTTGGCGCCAGCTGATTTGGCCGGTTTTCGTACCATTTGCCCATTTGCCATTAAAGCTGGGTGCTATGACGCATGCCTAAACACTGCGGGCCGTGGCGCTTTTAACAGTGTACAAACAGCAAGGTTAAATAAAACAGTTATGTTTTTTAAGGAACGGGAAACATTTTTTTACAATACTCTTATGTCTGTTAAACGTCTTATTAAAAGAGCGGATCGTTTAGAATTAATCCCCGTGGTAAGACTTAATGGAACATCTGACATTGCATGGGAAAATGAAAGCTTTACTTTTGACGGTATAGAATACGCTAACATTATGGCAATGTTTCCCGACGTGCAATTTTACGACTACACCAAAATCCCTACGCGTAAAAATATCCCTAGCAATTATGATTTGACGTTTAGTTATAGTGGTTTGGAATCATTCAAAAAGACTTATAACCACGCTAAATTAAATCTAACCTTTAAGCGCTTTGCTGTCGTATTTGATAAAGCGGCCAATATACCAGCTACTTTTGATGGTATGAAAACAATTGACGGGGATAAGACAGACTTAAGATTTTTAGATGGTGCGGGTATTGTTGCGTTATATGCCAAAGGCAAAGCAAAAAAAGATACTAGCGGTTTTGTTGTCACTGGCTAAAGTTTTATGTAAATTAGTTTACAATTTTATGTAAACTAATTTACAACTATTATTTGGTTTTAATTTGATAGTTTACTGTTTTCACAGTGCTATTTGATACACTCAAGAAAAAATCATACGCGTATAGCGTTAACCAAAGTTTAAAAGGATAAAATAAAATGAAAAAATCATTCAATCGCAAAGCTTTAAAAGCACAATATATGGGTTATAAAAAATCTTTCCTGTCTTGCCGTTATAAAAGCAAGACAGGAAAACCGAAAACTTTTTTTAATTGGAAAAACCGTGGTGGTTTTAGCGCCTCATACAAGGGATAACAGACAATGAAAACTAAAATACAATTAACAATAGGCGCTTTAACTATCTTATCAGCTGGATTTTTAGCGGGTAGCTACTATCCCATCGATAAAAACATTGTAACCTTGCAGCATACCAAACAAGGCTTATTTATCATTACTAACGGTAACCTTTACACTGTTAACATGCTAGAAACTGATACAGATAGCTACCAAAAAATGGAACGTGTTAAATAAATAAGGCCTTAAGGGTAGCTTAATTTAAAAGAGCTACCCTTTTTTTGTGTCTTAAATTTAAGGTTATCTAATGATTAAAAAAATACTGCTATCTAGCGCCTTGTTAATCCTACCCAATATATCTCATGCGACTAGCGACAAAACCCAATGCCTGGCGCGTATTATATACAGCGAAGCCCGCGGGGAATCTAAAGAAGGTCAACTCGCTATTGGCTACGCGTCCATCAATAGGGCAAAGCGTTCTAATAAACATCTATGTAAGATCCGAGGTGTTACAGCTCATGAGCCTAGTGAGAAACTAAAACCGTTCTTTTACCAGCTTGCCAGGCTGTCTCTAAACTCCCATAGCACGATAGGCACGGCTGACAGCTGGAACGTAAAGAAAATACCTCATGATCGAGGCAAGAAAGTGAAAAAAATAGGCGCTCATGTCTTCTATATCATGTCTAAACTTTAAAACCTTATGATCTTAGCAACATTTATCTATTCATTAAAGCAGGTTAAACTTTAAAACCTCATGATCTTAGTAACATTTATCTATTCATTAAAGCAGGTTAAACTTTAAAACCTCATGATCCTAGCGACAAAATAGATGTCTAATTAGATGTCTTTTATTCAATGAGCGATAGGCACAACAAAAACCTTATGATCCTAGCGACAAAATAAAACCCATATTAATTCGAATTAGTAGGGGTTTTTGCGTTATTCCTTCGCCTGATCCCGCCTCATTTTATCTAAAAGAAACTTATTTGCCTCTTCTAAATTCGTGATACGCACGTAATTTTTAGGTTTTTGACCTTTAAATTTTGGCTTTTCTATCCCTCCAGTGACGGCTAAAACCTCAGCCATTAGTCGTAAATCGAGATTGGTTTGCACCTTATCTGCGATCTTTTTGCGCGTAAATTCACCTGTTTTTGTCAAAGATTTTGCCAAAGTAGGGTTCTTTTTGTGTCCAGAATTACCCCCATGACGGACACATTTTTGCGTTCTTGAGCTTTTTAATGCGACAAAACCACACTGTTGTTTAGTTATTAGGTTGGTTCCGAGACATCTTTTCGTCCAACAAAAACCTCCAATCATTCGATAATGATACAAACCGGTCTCCGGATCGTAATTATTTTCCGGTTCTGGCTTCGGTTCTAAATGTGTATTTCCACCACCATAACGCATAAACTTCTCCTAAAAATTAAAAGGATCTTCATTATCATCAGGGTCTTTTAAATTTTTAATATGTTCTTCTAAAGACACTTCTAATACCCCAATAGGTTCCCTTTTTTTAAACTCTTCTGAGAACACTTCATGTAACAAAACATCTAAATAAGCCCGTGCTGAATATCTTTTTGATTTAGCTTTCTCTCTTAAAATACTGTAGATAACTGGAGTTAAAGTTATTTGACACCCAAAATCTTTTGACATCTTTATACCTTTTATATAGTTTTAATAAATAAGAAAAATTATTAGAATACTTTTATTATAGTTTGTCAATACTTTTACTATACTTTTATTTATATCTTTATGATAGTTTATTTATAGTTTTACTATAAAGTTTTACTAAAATTTAAAATGTTTGAGGCGTGTGACTTAAAAACCGCCCTAACAAGACCGTTATCGTACCTGATAAAAATTTATGTAGGCGTTACTCTACACCTTGGTGTCCGTGACTTCAGCAGGTTTTACAGTCCATAAAAACACCGCCCCAGATTTTTTTATACCCCTCTCTCAAAAAAAAAAAAATTTGTATAGGATAAATATAAAAATAATATAAACTTTTATTTTTATTTCCCAATATACTTTTTACTATTTTATTGAGTCTTTGAGGCGGTATAGTATATAAAATAAATAAAAATCAATAACTTAATTAACGCCCATAACCATTTTTTTATAGGCGTTAATAAAAGGCGTTGGGGCGGTGAATATTTTTACCTCCCAAACTGCTACAAACTCAGATCTCGTCCTCCTCTTTTAAAAACTTCTTAATCTGCTCTTTCACCCATTCGTCCTTCTTACCTTCCTTAACCCAAACATAGTGTTTTTTCTCCGGTTTATAAGTTCTGAAATAACGCCCCTTAATCTGCCTAAAACCCATCTCCAACAAAATTGAAGACAACCCTTTCATCCTTGGAACTTCATCACCCAAACCTTCACAGAGTTGATTCAAATAAGTCACATTAATAAAATCCTTCGTGATGCAACCGCAGCGATGTTTGTCTAACAAATCCTCCAACACCTGGCGAGGACCACTGATCGCCAATTCACTCATCTCTTCTTTTGCGACAGTAACTGGAGCACGTCCAAAAGGTTTAAACGAATCAGGGATAACATAATCGGTAAAAAAACGTGCTATCGCATCTGGGCGTTCCCGTGTTTTCTCAAACAACATGTCAAAATACTCACCACACGCTTCTTCACTGCCGCCACACACTTTGTACAACTGCTCTTTCGTCTGTATGTCAGAAAACAACACACAATATCGTCGATCCTCGTCCCCCAAAGGCAGCGCGTCCTTATGGTTCGTCAACATCAAATACGACGTAAAGTTGGGCACTGTCCGGTGATCTTTCCCTTTCTCTTCAATCTGTATCACATTGTTCGAGATCAACGGCTTAATCATGTCTAGAATCTCGTACCGATTCGACCCTGCTACCCGTATCTCCTCGACCACATTTAAAACGCACCCTGTTGCCCAACCGTTAAACCGACCACCGATCGAACTTGCCCCAAGTGACCGCACACCATCCCCCAGCAACAACTTCATCAGATCTGCAAAATAAGTCTTACCCGATCCCGGACACCCCTGCAACACGATCGACCAATTCAACTTCTTACCAGGGTTCTGGTAGATAAACACCAACCAATGCAACAGCAACAACTGTTCTTTCCGATCGGCAATTAACAGATCCAAATGTTTGAGCATCAGATCAATAACTTCCAAACCCCCCACATCACCCACCAAATTCGGACAAGGACGCACCCCTACGCGACGATAAGTATTCAACATAGACTTACCCTCATACCTAAGTATTTGCGAGCCACCAGCCCAATAAATCGTATCGACCACCGTTTCAATCTTAAACATCACAAGTGCTACATGAGAAGCCTGCATCCCCCCAGAGACGCATTCATCTTCCCTGTCGTACTTAGCGTTAAACGCCTCCCGCCTTATCCCGTAGTTCAAACCCACATGGTAGAACAACAACTGCGACTCTACGTAGATCCACCCCTGCAACCACGAGGGCAAACCTCCCCCGCCTTCACCATCGTCCGAACCATCATTCCTATGGTAGGAACCACCCTTAACTGGTGTTAACGCCTTCTTAATCTCTGCCCGTGTTATCCCAACACCCCTGCCAAACGAATTAGCCAACTCAGAAGCCAACATGCCACGCAAATCGCTACCCAGTACCATCGCATTCATTCCGAGTATTTTCGTCTTAAACGCGCCATATGAGGCCATATCGTCGATATTTGAAGCCTCTACCAGCAAATCATCGAACAATTCTGATCGAACAGCCAAACCCCCACTCAAAACACTCACACCAGCGGCCTTAGCAGCCCATTTAACCGACGCAAACGTTCGCACCTTATCCCTGTCTCCCAAACCTTCCCATTTGCGCCTTAAAGCGCCCTCATCTTCCGCACTGTTACCCAACAAAGACCACTCAAACCATCGACTAAACCCCGGCTCCTCCCCCCTAAACTGGTGATGCAACGAGCAACCCACGTTCAACCAGTCCTCATAACACAAACCCAAAGCCGGATATGCGTCTAAATACGCATCCACCTCCGCATCACTAATATCCAACGGCTGATCCCTCAGCGCCTCGATTAGCCCCTGAGCCCCATCGTTAGAGAGATCGGCAGCAGGATCGGCAAAACCGTCCTCATCAACAGCACTTCCTGTTACGAAATACGGATCGCCCGCCTGAACGAAAGTCCACACCCCGTCCAAATCTGCTGCGGTCGGCATGTACATCAACTGGTTAGCTTTGAACGAACACGGATCGACCTTAAAACCTAACCCTACACACACGTCCAACGCTAAGTCCCTGTAATCCTTAGCTAATATATCGCTTGACAACGGGATGATAACGCGTATCTTCGCCTGTTCAACCGAATGAGAGTAAGTCGAATAGGCAACGAATGCACAATCTAACCCTAATTGCAACCCCAATGTTAACCCACCTAAATCTAGGCCAGAATCATCGATATCCAAGGTCAACAAAGATCGGAACAAAAGCTCATTCTCGATTCTTTTCGTCCCCTTAAAACTGCCCCCAACGAAAAACAAACCACCCTTCTTCGCAGACACTTTATGTGTGGTAAAACCCTTGACCAACTCCTCCCACGTCTTCTCTATGTTCTCAACGACACCCTTATCCGCTCGACCAACTGCAATCTTATACGTTCGTGTCATCACGATCACCCGCTTTCCACCACTCCATAATAATATCCTTTGCCTTAAACTTCCCCTCACTGAGCACCTCGATCTGTATCGCCCTTTTCGGAGGAAACGCGTTATCGTTACACCACTGTGTAACGGCCGAACGATCCACTTCCAACAACCTGGCGAGCTTCGCCCGTGATCCGAAATGCGTTATAATTTCTTCTATTAACATCTTCTTTAAAACTCCTCTTGCTTTAGTGTGAAGTGTAGCTTAACATAACAACCACTTATCACAACTATTAAATTACAAAATAAAACAATGAACAGATCCTTTAACACCCGATGAAAAATAAAGTTTGACTTCACCCCAATGTTTAGCTAAGCTTAACACGACTAAAACGAAACCTAAACAAAACTTAAAAGGAACATAAAATGACACCTGAACAAAGAGTTAAAACCATCAACATCATTGCTAAAGAGCGAACAAAAAAAGCCGATTACATCGAGCTTAAAAACACATATGAAGACTGCATTGCAGAAGCGTTATATGCCTATAATGACGAATATCTGTTAGAACAACTGATAGAAATCAGCACGTTATAATCACTATCAACAAAAAGGAAACAATAAAATGTCACTAGAAGAAAGCATCAAAACCTTAAACGAAAGCATCCAACAACTCACCACTGCGATCACTTTATTAAACTATAACAGCGCACCAAAACCTGAGCTGTCGCAAGTAGAACAAAGCCTGAAAGCAACAGCGCAACCAAGTACAAAAGAAACAAAGAAAAATACTGAACAAACAAAAGAAACTCCTACTTCAATCCCAACCTGCGAGCCGCTCACTGTCGCAGACTTGAAGAAAGAAGTCAACGACCCTGCACACTTACGTGTTGAGCTGCAAGAGATCTGCTCGGCCAAGATCGTCAAGGATCGTACACTCAAACCACACATTGTTAAGATCATCAGTGAGTACAACGGTGCTACACACCTCGCCAAAGTCGCGGATGGTCACCTTGAGGAACTTAAAGAACGCTTAAGCGCACTATAACGATCATAGGAGCAATATATGAACAGGTTCGGTGAAACCGTGTATCGAATGGAAGGTAACGAACTCGCAAGAGAAAGAGCAAAGCAAAACATCGGTATGAGTAACACGTCCATCTGCCCAGTGTGCAACATCGCCAAAGGCGCAAAGGTCGGTCACGTTGTATGCTCCAAAATCTTACAAAGAAAATTTGCAGGAGAACGACAATGAGTAAAGACCAACAAGTAAATGAAATACTTGCTGCTCTACAGTTAGATGAGTATGGAGAAAAAGGTTTAAAAGAGATCATTAGACAGATGGCAGTAGAAATAGTAAAAAGATCAGAACCAGAGCAAGAATTAATCGCTAAATATCGAGAAGGGTATAAAAAAGGCTTTCTTGATGGAGCAGAACCTGAATCTGAGCAAAAACCTTTAAGCGGTAAAGAAATATCACATGGGTTTAGGTCTGACGAGGATGCAACCAACGCGGAAAGTTATTGGGCAGGTGTAAAATACGCAGAACAAGCACACGATATAGGAGAATAACAATGTTTGAGTATGAAAAGAAAAACGTACCACCAGACCAAGAACCTAGACGCATCATCATTCGTAACTACAGCGAACAAGATGATGCAACAGCGGTTGCGATGGTCGCCAGGGTGATCGCCATCGGTCGTAACTGTAAGAACCTCACCGAGTACAAACCCAAAGTGTTCGGTGAGGATGACTGCGCGATCGTTAAGCATCAGCTCAATCTCCACAGCGATACGTTCTACGTATACGATCATACTAAGATCGTATACCACCCGAACCAAATAGCAGCGTTTGAAAAAGAAGCCGGACGCAGAGCTTGGAAAGCAGCGCAACGAGCAGAAGCAAGACGCATACGCGAACAAGAGAAACTAGATTTAGAGGTCATCGAATGTTAGCCCACGCGAAGTTATCAGCATCGGGAGCGGAGCGTTGGCTTCGTTGCCCTGGGTCAGTTAGAGCAGAGGAAGGAATCGTTGAGAAGTCTTCAAAGTTCGCACATGAGGGTAGTTCAGCACACGAACTCTCAGAGCTTTGTCTTAAGAATGATCGTGATGCGTTATCTTACCTGCACACCACGCTACCAGAGACAGGATGGAACGTAGATGAAGAGATGTGTATCTATGTGCAAGAATACGTAGACTACGTGAACTCACACCAAGGTACACGTATGATCGAGCAAAGAGTTGACTTCTCTGAGTGGGTGCCAGAAGCGTTCGGTACGAGTGACGCTATTGTTATCGACGGTAGTCTGATGCACATTATTGACCTAAAGTATGGTAAAGGGATACGTGTTGACGCTGAGGATAACCCTCAAGGGAAACTCTACGCGCTAGGCGCACTGTCTGATTTTGGTTTCTTGTACGACATACAGACCATACGTATACACATCGTGCAGCCACGGTTAGATCATATCTCAGTATGGGAAACAGATGTCACAACTCTGCTCAAGTGGGCCGAATACGTCAGAGAACGAGCAAGCCTTTGTGAATTGCCTGACGCGCCACGAGTAGCCTCAGAGAAGGCTTGCACCTGGTGCAAAGCCAAAGCAACCTGTAAAGAGTTGATGGATCTGACTGAAAGCGCACTGCTCGCGGACTTCTCAGATGCGACACTTGCTCCTAAGTCCCCAGACAAACTCTCTACCAGAGATTTGCGCTTCGCATTGGAAAACAAGAAACTCATAATCAGCTGGCTTGAAGCGATCGAAGATCTGGCCTTTGAAAGACTGCAAGAAGGTTTAGACTTCCCTGGTTATAAGTTGGTAACCGGTCGTTCCTCACGAGCATGGTCTGATGAGCAAACAGCCGAACGTATACTCACAGAAGAGTTAGGCGAAAAGGCTTTCGCACCAAAGAAGCTAATCACTGCCCCCATGGCAGAAAAGGCGTTAGGTAAGAAGAAAGCCGCACTGCTTAACGGCCTGATCAGCAAGACCCAAGGCAAACCAACCTTGGCACACTTTAACGATCCGCGCCCTGAGATCGTCTCTGGGGACATCTCTGACTTTGATTAAATAAAAATTTGACACCCACGCCAATGTTTAGTTATACTTAACACGACTTAAAACAAAACCTAAAAGGAAAACTAAAATGATAATAGAAATTGATTACATGTTGACCACCGAGCAAGAGATCGACAACTCGATCGGTAAGCTTCTATGCCCACCTGAAGAGTTCTCTTCGCTTCTTATCGAAGTTGAGTTCTCAGCGTACAACGGTTATGCCGGTACAATGTGGCAACCAGAAGAGTTGCCTAGCGTTGAACTAGAGAACCTCGTTATCACTAAGGTGTATAACGAACAAGGTAACGCAATCAGCATCACACCTGAGCAGTCCAAACTGGTCGAAGAGGTGATCAATAACGACAGGCTGGAAGACCTTGTCTGGGATTACTTAGAATGTCAACAAGAAGACGTAGGAGATTACTAAGATGATCAGCTTGGATAAAAAGTACAAGACAAGATCGGGAACTACTGTAGTTATACATGCCATTTATCCTCACAACAGAGACCAACAGGTTCAAGGAGCTATTGTTTATACTGATGGTTTTCAAATGAATAGTTGGAGTTTAGAAGGTAGATTCCATGAGGGTAATAATATTGACACATCTGGTTTAGACCTGATAGAAGTGTCTCCCTACGAAGATTGGAAGATTGATGATAAGGTCCTTGTTTGGGATGACGCTTGGGACTATGGGGTTACTCAAAAAGGTTATTTTGGTGGGTTAAATAAAAATGGAGCACCCACAGCTTTTCTTAACGGGTGCACTTCGTGGAGTACTGAAGACAGAGCAGTATGTTACGACAATATAGAACGAGTAGGAGATTAATAATGAAAAAATTACTCTTCGCTGTACTCACATTGTCCGTACACACAACCGTGTACGCTATTGACGCAGGTGATTATGGGTACGGATACCGTTCGCACGGCTACAACTCGTTAGAACAACAGCAACAGACTGAGCACGATGTAGCAGCGATGCAACGTGTCCAGGTGTTAGCCGAACTAGAACAGGCCAACCGACAACGACAAAACGATGCGATTGACGCGGAACGCTTTCTTCAAATGCAACAAGATGATATGAACATAGGGGAAGAATGAAACTAACTAAAGAAATACAAGAACTGCTCGATCTGTATCAGAAACCAACCAACAGCTCCAAGGATCGCCAGCATTACGCTGAAAAGATCATGGTGATTATCATCAAACAACAAGAGGATAAAAATAAAATTTGACAAAGATTTCAAACCGAGGTTATTATTAAGCCTCGGTCGGAAGCCGTTAAAAAGATATGTTAAACGAAAGCCAATTTAATTACCCTGAGCCAACTTATCTGCTCACTTCCGAGGGTGTTTAAAGCGGCTTTTTTTTTATGCGAGTAAGAAAATGAATGAAATAATCCTTGGAACTACATTAGTTATGTCTAGTAAAGAACTTGCCGAACTAACAGCGAAAGATCACGGGAATGTATTGCGAGATATTAGAACAATGTTGAAAGGTTTAGACGACTCAGATCTGAGTTCTGAACAATATCAAATACTTATAGCTGATAACAATATGACCTCTGAAATCCTATTAGATAAGGAGTTAAGTGTGTTGCTTGTTAGTGGTTATAACGTCCAAGTACGTTTAAAAATAATACGTAGGTGGCAAGAACTGGAAGCTAATCAGAAACCAAAAACACAACTTGAGTTGGCAAGAGAACAAGTTGTTTTGCTGGAACGATTAGAAGCTATTGAGATAGAAAGAGCAAACTTAAAAGTAACTTTAGACATGGCGCATGACTGGTCGTCTATAAAACGAATGGAGATGCGTGACGGTAAGAAATACTTTTACCCACCGCTACGCAATTATAGTAAATCGAATGGATATGAAGTTAAGAAAGTGTTCGATCAAAACTATGGTGAAGTTAATTCGTACCACAAAGATGTGTGGGAAGCTATATACGGAGTTGTTATAGATTAAATATTAAAAATAAAGTTTGACACAACCCTAAAAGTTGAGTTACACTTAACTCGCTGTAAAAATAAAACTTAAAACTCAATCCTAAAAGGAAAATAAAAAATGGCTAAAATAATCTTAAAAAACGTACGCATCTCTTTCCCTTCTTTGTTCAAGAAAGCCGTGTTTAACGGTGAAGAAACTGGGTTTGAAGGTACTTTCCTGCTTGACAAAGAAACACAAGCGGATCAGATCGAATCGATCCAAGCTCAGATCAAAGAACTGATCAAGACCAACCTGAAAGGCGCTAAGTTAGGTCCAGACAAATTGTGTCTTCGTGACGGCGACTTGGTTGAGTATGACGGATACGCCAATCACTTCTCTTTGAAAGCCAGCTCTAAGAAAAGACCATTGGTTATCGACAGAGACAAATCTCCGTTGGTTGAAGACGACGGCCGTCCATACTCAGGTTGTTATGTCAATGCGAGTATCGAGTTGTGGGCACAAGACAACAATTACGGTAAGAGAATCAATGCTACTTTATTAGGCGTTCAGTTCTTCAAGGAGGGTCAGCCTTTCGGGGATGGCTCTTCAGGATCAGTTAACGATTTTGATGCATTTGGATCAGATGACGAAGACGACGTGTTCTAAAGTCTAACCGATCAGAATTAAACCACCTGCCCAGGTGGTTTTTTTTTTTTTGTTATACAAAGGAAAATAAAAATAGTTACATTGGTGTGTAATCTTACACACCAGTAAACCCTAACGATAGCTACCCTATCAAGGAACATAAAATGAAAGTAAAAGAATTTAAAATAGAACGATGCGAACGAAAAGATATTGTTAAGTTTATAGAAGAACATCACTACTCAAAATCCATCAATGGTTGCATGACCGATTATTGTTTTAAACTAACAAATGGTTTTGAAATAATTGGAGCAGCATTTTTTGGTAGGATGGCAATGGCGAATCAATGGAAAAGATTTGCCGATAAGGAAAGTGATTGTATAGAACTTAGAAGATTATGTTGCATAGACGATACACCTAAAAATACAGAAAGTTATTTTATAGGTGGTATGCTTCGATGGTTAAAGAAGAATACAGATTTGAAAGTAATAGTTAGCTACGCTGATATGGAGTATGGGCATGAGGGAACAATATATAAAGCATCAAACTTTGAATGTTTAGGTAAGAAACCTGGAGCAAAAGTTATTCTTTGGAATGATAAGCAATACCATGATAAAGCTGTCAGGACAAAATATAAGGGTGAATTAAAACCCTTTGCAAAACGATTAAAAGAAGCAATTGAAAACGGAGAAGCGACTTATAAGAAAACTGCTGGTAAAATAACATACGTTTACAAACTAAATAATTGATGTCACCCATCAAGGAACATAAAATGAAAAAGATAATCATCGATACAGAGATCTACTCCAACTACTTTCTCTTCGCGGCTAAATGTGTAGAGACAGGTAAAATCATCCACCTTGAGTTGCACGAAGACCAACCGCTAGATCTAGCAGTTCTTTCCAATATCATGCGTAAGAACACCACGATCAGTTTCAACGGTAACAACTTTGACTTACCGATCATCGTGGCAGCTATGTCTGGATGGAACAATGCGCAAATAAAAAAGCTATGCGATTCTATTATCGGATCAAACCGATCAGCGTATAGGACTTACCAAGATAATAACCTACCCTGTCCAAAATGGGATCATATTGATCTTATCGAAGTAGCACCTGGTATGTCTTCCTTGAAGATCTACGGTGGAAGGCTACACTCAAAGAAATTACAAGACTTACCTATCGAACCTTCCGCATTGATCTCACCAGAGCAACGAGAAGAGCTAAGAAAGTATTGCGAGAACGACTTACAGACCACACAAGAACTCTACCAAGCACTCATCCCTCAGATCACGCTACGCGAGTCAATGACTGAGCAGTACGGTATGGACTTGCGCTCTAAGTCAGATGCTCAGATTGCCGAGACGGTTATCTCCAGCGAACTGCAAAAGATTACCGGTAAGAAACCTTCTAGACCTACGGTCGCTGACGATGCGAAGTTCTATTATCAAGACCCTGAGATCGTCTCCTTCAAGAGCGAGCAGTTGAACAACATCTTAGCACGTGTTATCAAAGAACCGTTCACCTTGGGTGTCAACGGTGCGCTAGTGCTACCGGACTGGTTAAAGAAAGAAGACATTAAGATCAGCGGCCGCAAGTATCAGATGGGTATCGGTGGTCTACACTCGTGTGAGAAGTCGCAGTATATAGAGGCGAAAGAGGGATGGTTCTTGATCGAGCGGGACGTTCGTGGCTACTATCCGAGTATCATTTTACAACAAAAGTTAGCACCTAAAAACATGGGTAAACCTTTTTTAAAGATTTACAAAAAGATTGTTGAAGAAAGAAATTTCGCAAAGAAGAAGATTGACGAATTAGAAACAATAATAGACGGTTTGGAAAAGGAAAAAGGAAAAGAATCTGAGATAAAATCTATAAAATCAGAACTTCTAAAGTATAAAACAGAATCAGATGTTAAAAAAATAGCATGTAATGGTTCGTTCGGGAAGCTAGGGTCAAAATACAGTGCTCTCTATGCGCCAGAATTATTATTACAAACTACAATCACAGGTCAGCTTTGTTTACTCGTGTTAATTGAAGCAATGGAAGACGCTGGTATTTCTGTTATGTCAGCCAACACGGATGGTATTGTTTGTTATGGTAAAAATACTATCAGAGATAAATGTGAAGAGGTTTCTTTCGATTGGGAATTAACCACAGGCTATCAACTTGAAGTAAAAGAATATAAATCTATTGCTTTTTTAAACGTAAACAATTATATTGCTGTATACAAATAACTATATGGCGGCAATATGATATTTAAATGTAATAAAAACAAAAGCGGAATATATGGTGTTTTAAATCTTATAAACGGAAAAATTTATGTGGGTAAAACTAAAAATTTTTCCAACAGATTTACATCATATAAACTTGATTTTAAAAATAAAAGATTGAATCATATGAACAATGATCTTTTGTATGATATGGAGAAATTTGGATTTGAAAATTTTAATTTTATAACATTGGAAGAATGCTCAGAAGAATTTCTTTTTGAAAAGGAATTTTTTTGGATTGAAAGTTTAAAAACATGTGATGATGTTTTTGGTTACAACTTAAGAAGAGATTGTCCAGAGGGTATGATAACTCATGAAAAAACTTCAAAAAAAATATCAAACAGGTTAAAAAAAGAATGGTCAAACGGACTTCGTTCCTTACATGGGGAAAAGTTAAAAGATAATTGGAAAAATAATACTTATCGAAAAGATACACAATCAAAACTGTTATCAAAAACGCTAACTAAATACGAATATGTTGTCATTAAAGACAGTGTAGAAACAATTGTTAATTACAAAGGTTTAGTTGAGTTAAATTTACAAACAGTTTTATCCAATTTTCATAGAAGAAAGTCTGATGATGTTTTTTGTAAAGGTTTTAGAGTTATTAGGAGAAAAATAAATGATTAAATACAAAGGCAAAGGTATCTTTGCACCCACAGGCCTTGCTAAGAACCCGAACTGTTCGATCGTACAGAAAGCGGTTGCGTATTGCGTGGCGCGTAACGTCCCAATTGAACAAACAATTATGGCATGCAAAGACATCACCCAGTTCGTCACAGTGCGTAAGGTGACAGGTGGAGCAACATGGCAAGGTGGCTACCTTGGTAAGGCAGTACGCTTTTACTACTCGTCTGAGGTTGATAAAGAAACATGCATACACTACGCGAAGAACTCAAACCGAGTGCCAATGTCTGGTGGCGCAAGACCGTTAATGGATCTACCGGACATCTTCCCTCAAGATGTGGATTATCCGGTGTACATCAGTATGGCTAACGAATTATTGAAAGAGGTGGGATATGACAAGGCTTGAATTTAAAGTTTTTGTAGAAGAGATGAATGATATTTATTTCTCTCATGATTGGGTTCCAGAAGGTAGAGTAACAGCCACTGTTTTTCAAGAGGAGAACGAAATGCCTGAGAGTTTAAAATACAGATTGGATAACCTAATAGGTGAACTCAGTGCTTGAACGACACATTGAGCAAGCACTCGTCAAGCGAGTCAAAGAGTTGGGTGGCATGGCTGAAAAGTTCGTAACGCCTGGACGTAGGAGTTGTCCTGATCGTCTTGTAACACTACCTGGTGGTGTTATTATATTCGTCGAACTGAAGAACGAAGGGAAACACGCAACACCTTTACAAGAACTCGATCATGAACGTAGACGCGCATTAGGTTGTGATGTACGAGTTATCAACTCAATGGAGGACGCTCGTGCATTTGAAAAGTGATATGCATGCGTATCAAACTAAAGCCGTTGAGTTCATCAAAGAAAAAAAGCGTTGCGCTTTGTTTTTAGATTTAGGGCTTGGGAAAACTTTAACCACTCTAACTGCGATATCAGATCTTCAAGATCAGATGAACGTCCATAAGGTGCTCATCATAGCACCACTCCGAGTAGCCAACTCTGTGTGGCATACCGAAGCGGCTAACTGGAGACACTTAACACACTTAAAAGTACAAGTGTGTACCGGTACAGAAAAAGACCGTCTAACAGCACTACATCGTACCGCTGATGTCTACACAATCAATCGTGAAAACATCCCGTGGTTGGTTAAATTGTACGGTAAAAAGTGGCCTTTCGATATGGTTGTATTTGATGAGTTGAGCTCCGCAAAGAGCCCGTCATCACAACGTCATAAGTACTTGAAGAAAATCTTACCGTTCACTAACTATTTTGTCGGCCTAACTGCCACACCAGCCTCGAACGGTCTGCTCGATTTATGGGCACAGATTTATCTATTAGATAGTGGTATAGCACTAGGTCGAACCATGACTGCTTATAAGCAACGCTTCTTTGAAGCTGATTATATGGGTTATAAATATATGCCTCGTCCAGGTGCGGATATGCAAATACATAATGCGATCCAACACATGGTACTGTCTATGAGTGCGGAGGATTATTTAGAGTTACCTGAACGTATAGACTTAACTGAATATGTAGAGCTACCACCCAAAGTTAAGAAACAATACGATGAGTTTGAAAAAGATCTTCTTTTAGAACTCGATTCTGGTGATGTGGTGGAAGCGATATCCGCAGCGGTTCTTGCAAATAAGTTGCTTCAATATTCGGTTGGCGCAATCTATACCTCAGAGTTTAAAAACTGGGTGGAGATACACTCAGTAAAGATCGATGCGCTCGCAGATATCATTGAGCAGAACGAAGGGGAAAACATTTTAGTTGCGTACAATTTCAAAACAGATCTTGAGCGGCTACAGAAACGCTTCCCACAAGCGCAACAACTTGATAAGAGTCCAGATACGATCACTCGGTGGAATGCTGGAGAAATACCGTTACTGTTAGCCCACCCAGCTAGCGCTGCATTTGGTTTAAATTTACAACAGGGTGGTGGGATTATCGTATGGTTTGGTCTTAACTGGTCACTCGAACTTTATCAACAGTTTAATGGGCGTGTATATCGACAAGGGCAGACCCGACCTGTGCGTATCATTCATATAGTGGCAAGAGATACCATCGATGAAAGATTGATAACCGCACTCGCTGCCAAAGATGTAACGCAATCTAAATTACTTAACGCTTTGAAAAACAAAGACTTTGCAAAATAATATGCCTTCCGAGAAAATAAAAAGTTTACTAATACTAAACTCTCCGTATAATTGTTTCTCAAGGGAAGAGTGAAACGTAACAACCACGTCGAAGGTTGGCAAGGCCGGAACCAAGTACCGATAGACCTTCGCATAACAAACCTCTTCTCAAAATAATTTTAATGTTTTCGCAATAGGGGGTTATAATGAGTAAGAAAGAATTTGTAGCGCAGTGCCATGATCTTGAGAAGAAAGGTTGGTGGTTAATTGATTACGAACCTGAAAGAAAGTATGCGCGTTACGCTAAGAAACAAGAGTTTAAAATTATACAAGGGTAACTTATGATTCACACTACTAATGTTATTGTCGCTGGAGTGGATATGGATGTTTCATTTGAGTTCGTACAGCATGTAGAGAACACACAAGACGATTTATTTGACGATGCTTTAACCGAGTTTTCTGACATTGATATTCTTAACGTCTACCACGGTAAAGATGAATGGATGGTAGATCTTGCCGGTGTGCTCGACGAGGAAACATTGATGAATATCGAAGAGCAGATCATGAGTCAATACGAGTAACGATTAAAACCCCTCAACTCGCCCCAGCAATGGGGCATTTTTTTTGAGTAAAAATTATGAGAAGAAGACAAGAAGAACAACAGATGATCGCTATCGTTTGCGCATTAGGTTTGTTATCAATATTGATAATGACCATCATGGCAAACAGCTAGGAGCTTATTATGGGAATGACAAAGGAACAAAACAAAGCGTATTACAAAGCTAAGAAAGAACGGATCGCACAAGAGAAACTCGAACTTAGAAACTCGGATTACATCACTAGGCGAGAGATCGCTGAAGACCTTGGTGTTAAGTTAACGTATGTTGAAGGGATCTGTAAAAAGGACAGGTATCGTATGCCGTTACACGTAGCGATGGATGGGCTTGTCTATCTGTACGATCGTAAAGAAATCAAAGAGTGGTATCCGTTTGCGATGGACGCATTAGCGTTCCATAAACTCGGAGGACGAGAAAAGAATGAGCGTATGAACTTCAAGTTTAGAGAAGGTAGTATAGCGCATAACTTGATCACCTTCATGCAGAATAACAAAGAGTTGCATTTAAGAAACTTACAATTAAGACGATTAGGGGAAAGTTTATGAGTGAGAGAGAAGACTTACAAGAAGTGTTGGACAAGCTAGGGTGGAGTTATAAAGTGCCTGCGAAACGTGAAGGGCTAACGCCAAGAGAGGGTTTAACTGAATATAAAAAAGGTTACGCACAAGCTGAACTCGATTTAAAACGTGAGCCTTTGAGTACAAAACAAGCGGAGGATTTATGGGAGACAACTTTTAAAAGTGCTGTGCCATATTACATATTTGATGAAATTTGTGTGGCTATTGAGCAGTATCACGGCATAGGAGTTGATGATGAGTAAAGAAAGAGAGTTGTTAAAAGAAGCTTTAAATTGGATGCTTGATCTTTCAGATATTTATACAGATGAAGGACCAGAAGATGACAGACTTTTATTAAGGCTAGTTGATGATATTAACAAAACCAAAGAACTACTCGCACAACCTGAGCAAGAGCCTGTGGCTTGGATGTGGACTAGAAAGTATGGTGATGGTGGTTATACAGATATGGTGTTTAAATTTTTATGTGATGCTGAAGAATACGCTAAAAATAGCCAGAACTTAAAAAGACCAGACATTATAACCCCACTCTACACATCACCACCAACCCGCAAACCTTTTGCTTGTAATACCATACCATATGAGCATAGTGATAGTGATAGTGATACTGTTCCAGTTTTTAATCCAGTTTCAAATAACTATTGGAGTTGAGCAATGAGTAAAGAAAGAGAGTTGTTGAAAGAATGTTTATCACTACTTGGTTCTTTGAGACTCGAAGAACTAAGACCGCATATAAAATTACACAACGAGATTGAAAACCTACTCGCCCAACCTGAGCAAGAGCAAAACAATAAATGGTGGTACGGAAAAGGTGTTGAAGATACAAAGTATTTTTTAAAACGTGAGCCTTTGAGTGATGAAAAATTAAAAACCATAGCGGTGGAAGAAGAGTTTTTGCTTTACTGCAATGAGGATGAGTTTATAGAAATTGCAAGAGCAATTGAGCAACAACACGGCATTGGAGTTGATGATGTGGATAAGCCAAAAGCTTGGATGGTCAGAGATGCAGTTACGGGAGAAATAAACTTAGAGTGGTATAAACCTGAAGAAGACGAAGGCAAGCCACTCTATTTAGAACAACCACCACTCAAGCCCTTAACCAAGTCAACGCTAAAGAACATCACAAGTTGCATGGAGGGGTTACAACAGCACTTCTTTATAGAAGGAGCTAGATGGGCTGAACAATATCACGGTATAGGAGTAGATGATGAGTAAAGTTGATTGGGTTCTTATAATTATATCCACGTTAGCGTTTTGGGAAGTTTGGTTTGGGGGTAAACGATGAGTAACATAACACTACGCGATCACTTTGCTGGTCTGGCGATGCAATCATTGGCTGCTTTACATGCAGGAAGACATAGCCATTATGAAGATGATGTTAAGGATTATTATCAACTGGCGGACGCAATGATAAGAGAACGTAACAAGCATCATAAAGAAAGGCATGAGGAATTGAGTAATGTTTCAGATTCGTGGGAAGTATAACGACAGCACGAGGATAGGGTATTTCCTATTCAATGCAAGAATGAGTAATGATTATAAGTTTGTAATCAAACTACCCAAACCAATATGGCGTAGATGCACCACCAGTCAATATATCAGGAGTAAATAGATGAATAGTTTTTTATTAGGTTTGGGGATAGGGATTGTTTTTGCTTATTTGTGGCGTATTTATAAGATAGGGTCAGATGATGAGTAAAGAACCTGTTGCTTGGCGAACATATCGAGTTGTTACAGATGATTGGCATTATCATAATTTTCCTTACAAATTAGATTTAACATGCCAACCTCTTTATACAAGAAAAAAACCTTTAAGTGACGATAAACTTTTAAAAATCGCTTTATCAGTCGCAATTCAACTAGGAGTACACGATATAGATAAAAAAGACTTAAAAAAAGCGGGTGTATTTGAGTTGGCGCGGGCTATTGAGCAAGAACACGGTATAACTGGAGGTGGTGATGAGTAAAAATATACCAGCATATCCATCAGGAGAAAGTTACACCACGTTTAATCCTGCTTCTGGAGTTACGTCAAAGCATGGCAAATCGCCTTTACATACTGGAATGACGTTAAGAGACCACTTTGCAGGACTGGCGATGCAATCGCTTTATGTATCTGGAATAGAGTGGGTGGTAACTGGTAAAGAACGAGATGAGGAATCTCTAGCGGTAATCAAAGAGCTTGCTTGTGATGCTTATCAACTAGCTGACTGCATGATTGCAGAGCGCAACAAGTACATGAAAGAGCACAACACGCTCTTAGATAAATGAAACCTTTAAGCAGAGACATATCACGTTGTACGGGCGATGAAAATGGAATTTGTGCGGTTAGAAACTCGTGCATGCGGTATTTAACTATCCCGTTAGATGAGGAGCAAGGTCGTTACACGTACTCGTTCTTTAATCCCAAAGATTGTAAACATAAAATTGAAGAAGAGGATTACTGGGTTGTAAAGTAATAAAATTTTAACAATAAAATTGAGGTAGAAGATGAAACAATTAACCGATGAAGAGATCTGCGAGATCTGGGATAGTGGCGCAACATTTAACCAGTTAGTTCAAGCCGCTTACGAGCGTGGATATCAAGATGGTGTGATCAAAGAGATGAATGGCCTTCGTAACCTGGTTAGTGATATGCAAAACCTTGACACCTTAGAAGAACGTGACGCTAAGTATTACGAGTATCAAAAGAATAGGAACCGCTAATGCTGACCGATGAGGAATGTTATGTATTATGGAAAGCTGGAGGGCATTCGTTGTTAAATTCCATCCAGTTGATCTACAAGACGGGTTACGATGATGGACAGATTGATATGATTAACCAGAAAATTTTAGATGAAGATTTTGAGGAGATAAAAGAATGAGTGGTGGATATTTTGATTACAAACAACATTACATTACCGACATCATCTTTGATATCGAGCAAGTGATACTTAATGATACCAACCCAGAGTATTTTGGTTATGATCGGTACACTGAAGAAACCATAAATGCATTTAAACAGGCAGTAAGGTTTCTAACCTTAGCACACGCCTACACAAGTAGGATCGATTGGCTATTGTCAACTGATGATAGTGAAGAGGCTTTCCATAAACGCTTGACTCATGATATACGAGCACTTACAGTAAAATTAGAGGAATTAAAATAATGTTGTTATCACATGATGAATTGGTAGAGCTTGTTAAACGAGGCGTTATCACAGCGGATCTGAGCAGAGTGAATGGCGCTTCGATTGATATTACGTTGGATAACGATATTAAAATAGAGTCAACACATGGTAAAATAGTAGACTTGATCGCCAAAGACAATATCAACATGATCTCTTTGAATATTGACGAAGGTTATGCGCTTGCTCCAGGTGAGTTTATCCTTGCGTCTAGCAGGGAGTATTTCAATCTGCCTGACGATATCAGCTGCGAGTATAAATTAAAGTCGAGCATGGCGCGGAATGGTCTTGAACATCTCAACGCGGGATTTTGTGACGCAACGTGGTCCGATTCTAAACTGACCTTAGAGCTAAAGAACATGACTAACAATCACATTTTATGGTTAACGCCAGGTATGGGTATTGGTCAGATGGTATTCTTCAGACACGAACCTGTTCCCGCTGAGAAGAGTTATGCGGTAATGGGACAGTACAATAATCAGCGCGGTGTGACTGAATCAAAAGGCTTACGCTAAATGGCAAATAAGAAAACGAACAAACAGAGGTCGGAGGACTGGATTGTTATAATTACTATCCCTCCGATTAACCCTTTCAAAGCATGTGAGAAAAGTTATGGCAGATATTGCTGATTTAGCGAATGATCAAGCACAATTAATTTTAGATAAGCAGATCGAGATGGTTAAACAAAACGTGGTCAACCCGTATCAGAACGAGTCGAGGCAGTGCTGGGAATGCAACGCACCTGTCGAAGATGGTAGACGATGGTGCTCCATAGAATGTCGAGACGCGAGTGAGTTATGACTATAATTTGGGCAGACTTTACAATGCCCCCAATTAATTTGTGGCATTACCCAAAACAATTTAAGGATTATGCGATGATAAACGAAGAAACAAATGTGAAGCCACAATGGATCTTAAAAGAAGCACGAGCAAACGATAAACAAGTGGATGGCGACCCTATTAATAAACCATCACACTATACTCATGGGGGTATTGAGGTTATTGATTATATCGAAGCGAAAGGGTTTGATACAAACTGGAATTTGGCGAACGTAATAAAATATGTGAGCCGATCAGGCTATAAGGCGAACAAGATAGAGGATCTAAAAAAAGCTCAATTTTATTTGGCACGAGAAATTAAAAAGTTGGAAACGAATATTTAGATGAGATATAATTGTAACTGTGGTCTAGGTATGCAAACCGAACACGCCTTCAGTAAGCGTTGACCACTCACCTTTCACTGACCTTAACTGGAGGTATCAAAATGCTTACACAAGAAAAACTAAAACAAATTTTACATTACGATCCAGATACGGGAATCTTCACTAATCTTACGCAAAGAAGCAGCACTGCAAAGAAAGGTTCTATTGCCGGAAGTAAACATGCTTCTGGTTATATTAATATTGAAATTGACCGCAAAAAATATCGAGCCCATCGTCTAGCATGGTTATATATACATGGGGAATTTCCAGAAACATTTTTAGATCACAAAAATGAAAATCCGAGAGATAATTCTATTGTCAATTTACGTGTCGCAACAGAGCAACAAAATCAGCATAACAAATCGAAACCGTACAAGACTAATGGTTGTGGGTTATTAGGAGTCAGTTGGTATACGCCAAGTAAAAAATGGCGAGCCCAAATAATGCTCAACGGTAAAAGCAAACACCTTGGACTTTTCAATACTGCCGAAGAAGCTTCAACAGCTTATATAGCCGCAAAACGGCAGTATCACAACTTCTGGATCGAGAACAAAGATGATTAAAAAAATAATAGAGTGGCTCTATCCGCACAAATGTACCACGTTTCAAATGTATTACAGTTTTAACTCAAAGGTGTGTGAAGATTGTAAGCATACTTACAAAATATTAGAAGATATAAAACCAGAACGAGGGTGTATAAAATGAAAGTAACTTTAGAGCAATATACAGATCCAATATTGATTGGGAAATACTCAGGTATCTGTTATGGGCGAGAAGGGAATGACGAGAAAAGATTAAAACACATAATTGACGTTGGGCATTTAAGTTGTTTGCGTTTCGGCATGGCTGTATTTAAAATTGAAGGAATCAGTCGTGTATGCCTCGCTCAGTTAACAAGGAGTGTTCACTTATCTTACCTTGTACGCAGTTCGCGCTACTGTGATGAGTCGGATGCCGAGTTCATTCTACCTGAAGGTTTTGATAAACTCAGCGCGACCAGCAAGATAAAGATACACAGTCATAATTCTGATGCCAAAGATTTATACGACGAGCTACGTGCTGACGGAATGAGCAAACAAGACGCGCGTTATTTCTTACCACAGGCGCAGGAAACAGAGTTGTACATGACAGGTAATTATCAAGCACTACGCGATTTCATCAAACTAAGGAGTACACCTTCTGCGCAATCTGAGGTGCGAGAAGTTGCACTAGAAATCCAACGTCAACTGCAAGCAGTAGCACCACTTATCTTCGGAGAATCAGAATGACTTTTATCATGTGGGAATGGGGTGTACGGCACATCAGTAATTGGGGCATCTTCCCTTGGATTACCAGTGATGAGGAGGGTTGGGCGTTCACATGGCTATTCGTGTATGTCTCTCGTTTTTATGTGTATACCGAGGATGAGCACGAAGAAGCCTACGATGAAATTTGAGTAAAGAAAAGGGGTCTTTCGACCCCTCAGTTTTATTTGTACACCCGACCTTGCAGTCGATCTATGTTCTTAATCACGTGTAAGATACGTTCATCAATCTTATCAACTCTTTCTTTCTTAGCTTCTGGAGATATCCTTTCATTAGGTGTCTCCATTATCTTTCTTCGTTTCTCTTTCAGATCACTCACCTTAGTTGACATGTGGTGCAAGTCTTTACGAACTCTGTCGTTCAGCAACAGTTTGTTAAGGCCTTCTGTTTTATACTCTCTCGCTTCTTCTCGTCTTCCAGTCTTCTTATATTCACTATATGTGCGGTGAGTTTTATCAACCTCCGCATTGAATTTAAAAAAGCTATCAATAATTTGCGGTTTGTTTTCTCTTGCGTAGAGTGGAGATATGCCAGGTATATCATTGATATCTTTACCGTACACAGCTTTGCTCGCGTAAGGAAGATCCATCGATGCGCGTAACGCTATATCGGTTAAACTTAGAGTTGCTCCACCCACATAACCAAAGAAGCCTTTTACCAAATGATCAACTGCTATTGGAGAAATATAACCGGTTTTGCCCAACATCTTAGCGATCTCGGATGTGCCATCTGTGTATTGAAGTTCTTTATCAAAACCTTCTAGCCTTTGAGGAATAAGACTTCTTCCTGTAAACCAATCATGATCGATTGCAACTTCTACGATAGGTTTGATAATCGTAGGACCCATCGGCATACCCACCACTGCCGCTAAGAACGCATCTTTCATTGCTCGTCTTGCGACTTCTGGATTCTCAGTACCCTTATCGAGCATAGCGCGATACGCGTGGTTGCCTAACACGAACGGGAATGAGAACACATCAGGTCGTAGTGGCATAGTGAAGTTAGCTTTAGATCCCATTAGGAAGAGTCGAGTATCTTTTTCTCTCGCGTTCTTCTTTTTAAACTCATCGTCATCATCTAACAGACCGTTATAAACGAACGTCATAGCGATAACTTGAGCAGTGGTGAGTGCTAGTGTTGCTAATGCTTCTTTGCGTTCTGACGGGGCTATACCTCGTCCTGACAAGGTGTTAAACGCAACGCGTTGCGCTTGCAGGTATGCACCTAAGAACGGAGTAACCTGACGTATCATATCGGCAGTAGCACTTGCACCACGTCTACGGAAGTTAATCACTTCTAAGGCTCGTTCGGTAGCTATCGCATCGGCATCCGGTCTGTTCTTAAGCTCTTTCATCGTTCTGTTATAGATGGCTTGACGCAACGCGTTATCACCTGCCATAGAGAAATGATTAAGACCTCTTAAGATACTGGCACCAACGCCTTTTGTTTCCGAGTGTTGATTGTACGCAATATCATGGATGCTCTTGGTGACATCATCCATGAAATCTCTCTGCCCAACAACACCCCGTCCTTTTAGTTTCTCATGGGTAGCCGATGTGCTCGCTAAAGTTTTACCAAACTCTTTTAGCGTTTCAAAAGGCAACATAAAAGGATTTCTCAACCCAGATGAGAACATCGCTGAGAACGTATCTTGAGGCAACTGAGATACAGTGAACAAAGGATTCAATACGATGAACTGTCTTAACTTGTTCGCAAACTTCGCACCGAACTTTAGAGCAGGTAGTGCGACAGGATTGACACCGTTAAAACAAAAAGGAAGTAACGGATCAGCATAACGGAAATAATATTTCTTACCGTTATAATAGACATTAACCGCACCTTCTTTGTTCTTAGGGTTAGTTCCTAGTTCTGTTACCGTACCTTCAGGCATATTCGTTAAAGAGAGTTGCATCAACTCACGTGCTTTAGATGCGTTAATCCCTTTAACAAAACTATTCATAACCCACTTTTCCATGTTGGTTACCGTATCATCGACTTCTTTAAGCGATCCTTTTATACCATATTCAGTTTGACCTTTAGTAAGACCAGCAGACGCTTTACCATGGCCTTGTGACATCGTAGCATAGGCTGCTTCAGGATCTTTCTGCTCCATAATACGATTGAATGGAACGTACGCAATCGCGTCAAGGTAAGCCTCAGCTTGCGCTTTTGAGTAGCGTTCAGTTTCAAACAAAAACTCAACCATATTCTTACGAATTGCTCGCCACTCGTTCATCGGTTTCTTATACTCAGGATGATCCTCTAACACATCTAATTGTTCTTGAACTTGTTCTACCGATAAGTGTTGATTGTTAGCTAAGTCTAACGCTTTCTTGTACTTCTTTTCTAAACTCTTTTTGATACGCTCTTCTTTTGCTTTCTCTTTTCTTAACTCAATCTTAACTTCAGCACTGGTTTGCTCTTCGATCTTTTTAGAGACGGCTTCAATACGTTCATCTGCTCTATCGATCTTCTCTTTAATCTGAGCAGGTCTTTGTCGAAGCTCGAAGATACGACTAGCAACCATGATGTCACCGAACTGATTTGCCACTTGCTTGAATGTCTTATCATTATCTTTAGCGATATCGTCTAACATAAGACGCACGTTTGGCATCTTATTATCAACATCAAACGCTTCCCATTTCTCGGTAACGTCGTTCTTCTTTAACCCACCGCGTATCGTCCCTTGAGCAGCCACTGAGCCTGCATGTACGGTTTGAGACTGAGATGCTTTTAGCATCAGTTTGGTTATAGATTCAACAGGTAGACCTGATTTAACAAGATCTCTTCGTAACTTGTTAATCCATGCTGAGTCGTAAGAGGTCAGACTGGTCTCTAATATATCGATACCACGTGTGATACTCTCACCGGTTGTTCTTGGTGTCTTAACTTTAGGTGCAGGTGTAGCCGCCTCACGTCTCGCTTCAGTAGACGCTAGGCCTTGCTCTCCACGTGGAGATAAAGAGTATTTTACACCTTCTTTGCTTTCTACAATATCAGCTTCTTCTTCACCGACGTTTGTATATTCTTCCGGAGAAACATCCAATGTAGATAATGGGGACGTTGTTTTTCTTTCTTCTTCAGACAACATATGTCTTGCTTGTGTGTTCCTTGCTTCTGCTTCACCAGCTAAGTTAAAATATTTCTTATAAGCTGTGTCAAATAGTTTTTTTCTTTCCTCACCTAACGATTGTATCTCTTTATATTTTTCTGTAGCTATAGCTAAAGAAAAATATAAAGAGATACAATCGTTAGGTGAGGAAAGAAAAAAACT